AAGCAGTGGTATCAACGCAGAGTACTCGATACTCGCCAACACGCTCAGCGCGTGTGTTTACGCGAACGCAAGTGCTTTCTGTTCGTTCGGTTATCCCTGCTACGGGATCGCCAACGGCCTCAACATGATGACGGCGGATATCGCGCAGGACATTGTGGACGGCCAGAACTACGACGCGACGTTTTGGCTGGGCGGCATCTTCGCGCCGGCCGCATGGTTGCTGATCGACGAACCGCCGAACGGTCTGATTGACCGCTCGAATTACATCCTGTGGGGCGGGGCGCCGGAAGGCCTGGGCGGTAGTTCTCAATGCAACTGGTCCACGGTGCTGAGGCAGCGCGGCCAGGCGAATATCCCGCTGTACGTTCCGGCTGGCGATAGCTACGTTCCGCAGGCCGCGAGCCCGAATCAGACCGGCTGGAAATGCTACCTGCAGGACGTGGAGCCGGACGGCTCTTACTCCATCGTGTTCGCCGGCACCATCGACACGATAGAGCTTTCATGGATCGGGCAGAACGGCGACCGCATGTACGCCATGACGGTGGTTTCGCTCGAGCAGGTGCTCGACGCCATCCTGGTCACGCTGCCGCAATACTACACCACCATGACGGCGGATCAGATCGTCGTTCAGCTTTTCCTGCTGTTCCTCCAAAACACGCAAGTGAGCCTCGGCAACATTCAGACCGGCGCTATCACCATTGACCAGTTCCAGGCGAACAATTACGAGCGAGTCTCGGATGATGTCGATACGCTCGCGACGACCGCGCAGTACGTGTGGGGCGTCGATCCAACCACTTGCACGCTCTATTTCTGTGAGCCCACGAGCGTCTCCGCGCCGTTCACAGTGACGTCGGATTCGCAGGTGGGGCATGGTGGTATCGGCTGGGCCCAACTCGAGATCAAGTACGAGCGGCACGACTACCGCAACCGACAAATCATCAATGCCGGGTTCGGCGCGTTCACGGATTCAAACGAACTCTTTCTAGGGACGGGAGGCCAGACGGTCTTTGACTTACTGAGGCCGGTCGATACAGTCACAAATGCTTGGATCACAGCCAACACGCAGAACCACGCGACGGGAACATTCTCGGGGCAACCATCGGCGGGAGATACAATCTCAATCGGCTATGCAAATAGTTCCGGCAGCCAGTACGCCTGGGCTCCAAGCTCGCCCTACCAGGTCGGGCAAGTCATCATCGACCCGGCGAACCACCAGCAGGTAGTAACCACCGTTTCGGGCGACGATAAATCAGGCTCGACGGAGCCGACGTGGAACGATAACGGCGGCACGACGGTTGACCACAACGTCACATGGCAAGACAACGGCCTGAACCCGTTCGCCAACGGGAACGCGGGCACGTACACCTTCGTTGAGTACGAAGACCTGGACAACACGCAGTGGGGCCAGGTCGTCATCGGAAGCGGGCAGACGACGGCGGAAGCGCTCGAGCAAACCGTTCTAAACCTCATCTACGCCATCAACGAGCAGATCCAGGCGAACGGGTTGGGATCGACGGATAACACCGGCGCGCCTGTGAAGGGCGTCAACTTCTCGCTGCCGACGTGGGAGAACCCGCTGGTGAATGCTTACCCGGTTTCCAACGGCGTCTTCAAGATTTTGAATAAAGTCTCGGGGCAAGGCTACATCGCGGCGCTCACGAAGTCCTGCTCGAACTTCTCCTGGTCGAACGGGTCCACCACTGGCGGGAGTACGCCTTTCGGGATGAGCGGCCAGACGTATGGACCGATAGCGGTTGGAGTGGCCGGCCAGTCTCTCACCGGGCTGGTCTATACGAAGGGCTCAAACGTGGTGAGCCTGGCGACTCCGCTTAACTCCGGAACGAATCTACAGGTGCAGTATCAGCGTTACGGCGGCGGCGTGGTGGAAGTCGAAGACACGGCGTTGGTCGATTCGCGCGCGGTCAACGAGGACGGCTCCGGCAAATACCAGATGATCAGTTCCGCGGCGACCGCGGCCACGCAAGGGCAAGCGCTCCAGGAAGCGCAGCAGGCGCTCGCGGCGTTCGATGAGGTTCCGCAGTCGGTTCTATTCGTGACGAATACGAGCGGCCTCCGGTGCGGCCAGGTGGTCACGCTTGCGGTCACGCATCCCTCGGGCGCGGCTTCGGTGGTGAACGGCAACTGGTACGTGCAGGAGATCGAAGCCGAACTGGTTCCGCTGTATGGCGGGATGACGCTTGGGCAGGTTGCGGCCTCGGGCGATTACTCGCTCGCGCATTTCCAGTACAAGGTCACTGTGATCGACGTGGCGCAGATTGGGAGCTTCCTCGATTTCTGGGAATCGCTCGGCGGCGGCGGGTCGGGCGGCGGCGGTTCGGTTTCCGGGCTTGGCGCAGGGAACGGCGGGGCCTTCCCATCCGCGCAGATCCAGATACAGTTCGAGACGGACGGCACGGCCAACGTCTCGCAGTCAACGCTGAACCTCATCTCAGGCACCGGCATCACGCTCAGCAACTCCGGCATCGGAACCAGCATCAACCTGAGCGGCAGCGGCACAGGAACCGTCACCAGCGTTGGGCTAACGGCTCCCACGCAGTTCAGTGTCTCCGGAAGCCCTGTTACTACCTCCGGAACGCTCGCAATCGCGTGGCAGACCCAAACCGCGAACTACGTGCTGGCTGGGCCAACGTCGGGCAGCGCGGCCGCACCCACGTTCCGGGCTCTGGTTGCGGCAGACATCCCGACTCTGCCGGCTCCTGGCTATCCGTTCCACGACGAGCCGCTGACGGACGGCATGAGCGACTTCATCTTCGCGGCGGGCGATTGCATCGTAGTGGTTGGCATCCCGAACTAAGATTTGGGAAAAGTACCGAATTTGTGAGAGGATTTGACACATGGCGACACTCGTAAGCGTGATTATGCGGGGGCTTCACTCCGCGCTTCCCTCGGCCGGAATCGCCGGGCGGCTCTATTTCTGCTCGGACTCCAGTGGCACGTATGAAGGGGCCATCTACTATGACGATGGCACGAATTGGGACGGGCCGTATGGCGGCTCTGGCGGGGGCGGTGGGGCTTCGTTCGAGGTAAACGGGACGCCTCTTTCCTCGGCCACAACGGTCAATTTCGAGAACGGGTCGAACATCACGATCACGAACCCAAGCGCGGGCAATGTCGAGATCGCGGCGTCGGGCGGTGGTTCGCTTCCGCCGTTCCTCACCTTCACGACTCCGCCAACGTCTGGATGGACCTTTGACCAGGGATCGAACACGACGCCGAACGACATGAGCGCGGGCTATCCGTACCTGTACGGCCAGACGGGCGGGAACATCGCGATATGGTATTACCGCACGGCGCCCAGCACACCGTACACTATCACTGCCGCGTTCCTCTGGGACGGTTCGGGGTTTGATCCTGGCGCCGGAGGATCGAGCGGCCAGGGCGCAATAGGGCTCCTGTTTCGGGATAGCACAGGCAAGGGTGTCGATTTCCGGACGGGGCCTGCTGTGGCTGGCGATATCGGAGGACTGACCACCTATAAATGGAACTCCTCAAATTCGCCCAGCGGCGCGTACACGACGCAGAACAACACCCTGGGAGCGGGCCAACAGACATTCCGGGTAGTGTGGTTGCAGATCGGTGATGATGGAACGAACCTGACGTTTAGTTGGTCGGTGGACGGATATCATTTTCACCTGTTCGACACGCAGAGCCGCACCAACTGGCTATCGAGCGGGCCTACTGAGGTGGGGATCACGCTCCAGGTGTCGAGCGCGGCGGTGGCGTGCGCGTTGCTTTCATGGGCAGTCGGGGCCTAATATGGTACGCATGATTACCAAACGCGCTGCTCTGGCAGCAATCGCTTTGCCCTTGATTCTCTGCCTGAGCGCGTGCTCTGCAGACCAAATAACCACCACCCTCGAACTCGCGGTTGACGCCGCGATTGCTGCAACGCCGGCCATCGAAGCGGCGGCTCACGTGAGCCCGCAGATACAAGCCACGGTATCCGCATACCTCACCACGGCGGAAACGTGCTTGACCGATGCCGACTCCGCGGTGAATGCGCCTGGCGCGACTCCGGCGAGCACTGCGGCTGCCATTGCCGGATCGTGCGGGAACGCAGTGATTCAGACGCCGGGATTCCCGCAAGGTACGCCAGCCGCTATCGTCGCGGCACTCGGGGCCGTCGCCTCAGCTATCGCTACGTTCCTCCAGAATGTGCAAGGTACCGCCGTCGCGATGGCGGAGCATCCGCAGTTCGCGCGCTCGTTCGCTGATTCTCCGCAATCCAAAATATCGAAGGCGAAAGCGGCCAAGATTCACAAGAAAATTCTGGAGTTAAAGGCCAAGCTGGCGAAAGCCAAATAGTACGCGCCTGTTTGCGCGTCCCTGGGCGTTACGTTACACTGATGGGCGATGCCTGAAGCAAATCCAAAAGCGCTGCGTAACTCCGGGACGCGCATACACATGATGATCGATAGCGACCTCGCGGAAAAGCTGAAGCGGCGCGCGAAGCTGGAAGGCATCTCCATCACTGCGTTCCTCGTCGGGCTGGCACAAGAGAAGCTCGGCGGCGCGAAGGCCAAGAAGGCGGCGCGGCGCTCAGCGCGATTGCCGCACGTTGCCTAAAAAATAGTACCGCTTTCCCGTTGTTCCGTTGCGTAACGCATGATATGCTCTTTGTTGTAAGGAGCATCAAAACATGCAGGACAAAGACGACGCGCTTTTAATCCGCGTCACCCCCATCAAAAGCCCAATCAGTGAAACCGTCGAAGTCGTCCGCAGCTTCAGCTACAAGCTGAACATGGGCAACGACGAGCACGGCAGACCCACCTACGAATCAGCCGACTTCTTTTGCAGCCACAAGGCGCAGTGTGCGCTTGAGGACCGCGACGAAGTCGGGCGTGACCTCGATGCGTTCTGCATGGAGCAGGTACTCGAATCCATCAAGCAATTCAAAGCGCGTCGGGCCGCGAAAACAGTCCAAAGGAGAACAGCGTAATGCCAATCGTAGCTTCAGCCGGGGCGACTTTCACCCCATGTCCAGCGGGTACGTTCGTCGCAACGTGCATCGACGTGGTGGACAACGGGATGGTCAAATCCACCTACGGAGACAAGACCAAGACCCAACACAAAGTAACGATCATCTGGGAGATCGAGGAGAAGCGCGACGACGGGAAGCCGCATCGCCCGCGCAAGCGCTACACGCTCAGCCTGCATGAGAAATCGAGCTTGCGGAAAGACTTGGAATCGTGGCGCGGCAGGGCGTTCACCGAGGGCGAACTAGAGGGCTTCGACCTTGAAGTGTTGCTGGGAATCCCCTGCATGATCTCAGTGATTCAGGAGGCGAAGGGTGGCAAGGTATACGCCAACATCAAAGCCATCATGACGAAGCCGAAGAACCTTCCGGCACCGCTGCCCGACCCGAGTTACGCGCGCGAATGCGAACGCATGGCAGCAGACGCCGAATCGGCCGGGATGGATCAATCTGGACCGCCCGACGATCAGTGGGAGCCGCCCTACGATCCGTCAGATGTGCCGTTCTAGGAGGAAACGAACATGGAAAAACTAACAGGTGAAGCAAAGCAATTCTGGGAGCGGGCGTTCCTGGCGGCGCTCACAGGACAGGCGGCGTTTGCACATGACGGAGAAAACGAACTGACGACTAGCGATGTTGATGCTCTGATCGCTGGAGAGACGGCGAATGCCGCGCTGGGAGCATGGCGGGAACGCTGCGAACCCGCACCGGACTACCTGAATATGGCTACGCTTTGCGACGAATGCGGTGGCCCGATACCAAAGCCGTGGCCAACGCTCACGCCGGAAGAACAGAAGCTGGCCGACGCGCTACCGGATGCACCAGCAAAGCCCGCGTGCTGCCCACATCCGATTGAAGCGCACGGCAAGCATGGGTGCATGGTCACACTGACCGAGAAAGATTTCTGTAACTGCTCAGTAACGCATGACCGAGATGAAGCTGATTTTGACGTGTACTACCCGATTTCAGTTCACGCACCTCTACCCGAAATCCCGGCTACCCCTATCGTGCTCCAAGCGGACGCGCCAACGGAGCCACCGCAACCCGAAGAACCGGAGGTGGCGTTCTGATGCCCGCTGAACTCACCGAGCAGCCCGTCCGTCCCTCAGGCTCGCTCTACCAAATAACCAGTGAACTTGTCGCACTGATGGCGGCGCGGGATTCCCTCGTCGAGGGGTTCCTAGATTCTCCACTTTTGGAGTCCGAAAAGGCCGAACTCCTGGCCGCGATGGACGCGCAAATCAAGGCGCATATCGCCGGGGAAGTCCGCAAGGTGGACGGCATCCGGGCGTACCTCCGGAACTGCGAATCGCAACTACAGGCGGCGAAGAACGAGATTCTGCGGCTCACGCAATACCAGCGGGCCTGGGAATCGCGTTACGAGCGCGTCAAGGATTTTACGTTGGCGGTGCTGCGCGAGTTCGTGCAGCCCGACTCTAAAGGACGGGTGAAGCTGGAGGGCGCAACCGGCTCGCTGGCGATCCAGGCGAACGGCGGCAAGCTGGCTCTTGAGATCACACAGCCGGAACTGGTGCCGGATGAGTACTGCCGGATGGTGGGGTGGATTCGGGAGGATGTGTGGAAAGCCGCGTTTCTTGAAGGCCCTGTTGTGACAGCGGACATTGAGAGATGGCGGCTGGAGCGCGTGCCCAATAACGACATGATCCGCGCGGCGCTGGAATCCGACTGCGAAACGTGCGGTGGCCTGGGCGCGATTGCACTGCCTGGCTGCGCTCTGTGCCAGGGTGTGGACGAGGAGCCGTGCGAGGCTTGCAAAGGGAAGGGTGAGCACCCGGCGCCATGCGGGGCGTGCGGCGGCGACGGCAAGACGAAAGTTCCCGGCGCTCGGTTTGCGCCTCGGGGAGAAAGGCTGGTCGTCAAGTGAGCGACCGCAAGAGCACGGACATTACAGGGTGCGTGGATTTTCGTCACATAATCGCTGTCTTAGGAAGGGAGACGCATGAGTGAACCAACAGCCCGCGTGCCTTCGATTGAGGCGCAGATTGTGGAATTAGAGGAAGCCGGATGGCGGCAAGAAACCCGCTTTGTGTGGCGTGCGCCAGATGGAACTTTTCACGTAGGGCCGCACGGTGCATGGAAGAAGATGAAGCGCTGGAACGCCGCGATACCCACGGAAGCCGCGCAGCACTCAGAAGGTCCGGCAACCATCGGCGAACACGATGATTGCGCGTCAGTGTACGTCCTTAAATCAAAGCATCTGAGCCGACGTACGCGCTTTGACTGTCACTCAAAAGCAGACGCGATATGGCTCCGGGACGCGCTCAACGAACGCGCCGCGCTCAGCCATAAAGTCGAGTTGCTCGAATGGGCCGACAATGTCAGAGGAAAGCAGTTACTCGAATTCTCGGACGCGGTCAACGTCAACGCCGATATCATCACCGAGAAGGACAAGCGCATCGCGGAACTAGAATCGATACGCGAGAAGTATCTAATGCTCTGCGCTGTCCATTCCACACCTTCCGACTTCTGTATTCAGACGGCCTGTCGCGTGGGAGACGATGCACTTACTTTCCTGATGGAGTGGGAAGAACGCATCAAGAAACCATTTTTAGAAAAGATCGCCCGGCTAACCGCCGAACTCACGGAGGCCAACCGGAAGCTGGAGTTGATGCCCGCGCTGGTGGACGGGTGCCGATTAGCCGCGATTGACCGCGCACGCGAGGAGTCCGCACAGGGCGCTGAGGCGCAGAAACCAAAATGAGATACGTCGTTGGATTGAGTGGCGGGAAGGATTCCACGGCGCTGGCGTTGCGGTTGGCTGAGGTCGAGCCTGAGAAGGACTGGGAGTATATCTGCACGCCGACCGGAGACGAGCTACCGCCGATGCTCGATCACTGGGCGCGGCTGGAAGAGATGCTCGGAAAGCCGTTGATCCGCATCACGAATAAGGGCCGCACGCTTGATGACCTGATCCAAATTCACAACGCGGTCCCAAACTTCCGGATGCGCTGGTGTACCCGGCAACTCAAGATTGAGCCTACTATCGCGTGGTGCGTGCGGAATGCGCCGGTGTTGATGCACGTTGGTCTGCGAGCCGACGAGTCCGAGCGCGAAGGCATCTACGGAGACTTAGTGACATCCCGCTTTCCATTCCGGGAGTGGGGCTGGGGAATCGGGCAGGTGACAGGATATCTGGAGGATCGCGGGATTGAGATTCCGGAGCGGACGGACTGCGCGAAGTGCTACCACCAGCGCATCGGCGAGTGGTTCAACCTGTGGCGGGATTATCCAGAACGTTTCTTCGCGGCGGCAGAGCAGGAAGCGCGTATCGGACACACGTTCCGTTCACCAGGTCGTGACACATGGCCGGTTGCGCTAATCGATTTAGCGGAGGCTTTCGCCAGCGGCAGACGACACGGTACGCGAACCCCTCCGGATGGGCCGCAACAAAAAGAACTGTTCTGCCACGAAATGAGCCGAGGTAAGTGCCGACCATGCAGTCTGTAGAGGGCGCTGAGGCGCAGAAAGGAACCTCGTGAAAGTCAAACGGGAAATACTCTATCTGACAGCGGACCAGGTGGATAAGTCCGTCCGGTCGCTCTACGAAAAGATGGGATGCGTGATTCTATCCAAGGTCCGCAACGGAACGGGTTACGCGCGAAGTGTCCGAACCGCCGACATGCTGGCCGTGAGTACGTGGCCGTCACGCGGACTGTTTGCCGAGGGCATTGAAATCAAGGTTAGCCGTTCGGACCTCGCTCGCGAATTAGAGAATCCGGCGAAAGCGGACGAGATCGCTAAGTACTGCCGGAAGTGGTGGATTGCTTGTCCTATCGGGCTCACCGAAGATCAATTGATACCCGATGCGTGGGGCGTGATCGAAGTTAATGACAAGCTGAAAGCTCGAATCTCGCGACAGGCTGCATGTCTTGATCCTATCCCGATGGACACGCTTTTCGTTTGCGCGGTGCTTCGAAACTTTGCAGAGACGCACATACCGATGAGTTCGATTGATGAGCGGCTTCGACTGATTCAGCAACAAACGCGCGAGACCGTGACGAAAGAGATTGAGAACCATCGGCATTACCGCGATTCAGCGGCGCTGCAAGCCGTCAGCAGTTTCAAGGAAGCAACAGGTATCGACCTTCTGGATGATCGCGGGCGTCATCCGGCATGGGATATGGGGCGCATCGGTGAATCTATAGACCTGCTGCGAAAGCTGAGGCTTATGCCAGCGGAGGGTTTGAAGGCTGCCCGTGAGGCGCTCGCCCGCGCATCCGAATCTGTAGAATCCGTCGAACTCATCGTAAGTACTTGGTTAAAGGCTGAGGCGCAGAAAGGGGAGACACCGTGACCACGCGCGAAGCAGCCGCGATTTACGAACGCCTGGGCCAGCCCGTTCCGGCCGCCCTCGCGGAAGCCAAAGCATCGAAATATCGGAACGTGAAAAAGGAGTGTGACGGCATCCTGTTCGATTCGGCTCTGGAGGCGCGGGCCTGGCGCATCCTGAAGCTGTGGGAGCACGCCGGCCAGATATCGGCGCTGGGGCGGCAGCAGCGGTTTACGCTCCAGGATGGATACCGTGGATCGAATAACATCCCGGCGCGACGTCCAATCTACTACGTGGCTGATTTCACGTTCTACGATGAGCGGGAAAAGCGGGACCGCGTGGTAGACGTGAAGGGGTTCCGCACCGAAGTATTTAAGCTCAAGGACAAACTTTTCGCTGCGCGCTACCCTTTGCTCACGCTCGAACTGTGGACCAAGTCTCAGATAGCGGCTATGGAGGCTGGGAAGTGAACATCGTATTTTTAGACATCGACGGCGTGCTCGTAAATAAGCGGGCGCTTGCGGATCGTCGCGGGATTCAAAAACTTGGGTATAGATACGTTGGCGACCCCGACTGCATAGCGGCGCTCAGGAGAGACACTAAATCGGTACTTCTCTCCCATTACTTCCGTTGCGTAACGCATGGTAAAATCACTAACGAAAGGCAGCCTATATGCCAGCCGTTACGGTTTTTCAGCAAGGTCAAAAGTACATCGCTCGCTGCACATACGCAGACCGGGCAATCCCAAAGCAAGCGGGTTTCTGGTGGGACCCGGCCAACAAATACTGGTATACATGGCAACCGGAAATCGCTGCTCGCCTGGCTGTCACGCCAGAGCAGCAAGAGCGCATCCTGCTGGACGCGGAGGCTAAAGAAGCAGTCACCCTTGAAAAGATCGCGCTATCCAAGGCGCAGGACTCTGAACTCTCCCTTCCCGTTCCGGATGGCCTGAACTATCTGCCATACCAGCGCGCGGGCATTGCCTGCGCTCTCGACCGCACCAACGTCCTTTTCGGCGACGATATGGGGCTCGGGAAGACAATCCAAGCAATCGGTGTTTTGAACACTGACCAAACGCTTAAGCGCGTCCTGGTGATCTGCCCGGCGAGCTTGCTCTACAACTGGTATCGCGAGATGCAGAAGTGGCGTATATCGGGATCGCTCATCGGGATCGCAACGTCGAAACATTGGCCGCAGACCGAAGTAGTGATTATCAACTACGACATTTTGAAGCCTCACCTGTTCCGGTTGAAAAGCCATGAATGGGATTGCGTGATTATCGACGAGGCGCACTACCTCAAGAACCCGAAGGCGCAGCGCACGGTGAACGTGGTGGGCAAGCCGGCGAATCTCCAAAAGCACGAAGAGGCCGTTCCGGGCATCCGCGGGCGCCGCATCCTGGCGCTGACTGGCACACCGATACCGAACAAGCCGATTGAAATCTGGCCGTTGATTCATTTCTTGGACCCGATCACCTGGAAGAGTAAACGCTGGTTCGTTAACCAGTTCTGCGGAGGTAGCCAAGACGGCGCTTCAAAGCTCGACCAGCTACAGGATAGATTGCGTTCTACTGTGATGATTCGGAGACGGAAGCAGGACGTCCTAAAGGACTTGCCGGAGAAACGGCGCTTGTTGGTGGAACTCTCTGCAGAGGGGTTAGAGGACCTACTCGAAGAAGAGAACATCGCGTGGGAAAAGCAGGAAAAGGAAATCGACGACCTGCGGCTGAATGTGGAACTTTCCAAGGCTGAATCGCAGGAGAAATACGAGATCGCTGTTGCACTTCTCCGCGACCGGACCCAGGCCGCATTCAGCGAGATCAGCCGCATTCGACACTTGACCGCGCTCGCCAAGCTCCCTGGCGTAATGGATCACATGATGGCCGCGCTCGACGGCGACGAGACGCACAAGGTGGTGATGTTCGCGCATCACAAGGACGTAGTCGCCGGCATCTTGGACAGAGCCAAGGAGCGACAAATCAAGGCTGTTTCGATTACAGGGGAGACTAAAATCACCGATCGGCAAATGAACGTGGATATCTTTCAAAACGAGCCAGAGTGCAGACTCTTCGTTGGGAATATCAAAGCGGCCGGAGTCGGGATCACGCTCACTGCGGCGGATCACGTGATGTTTTCTGAGCTTGATTGGGTGCCTGGCAACGTGACGCAAGCCGAAGACCGCTGCCACCGAATCGGGCAAAAGAACAGCGTAACGGTTGAGCACTTGGTTTTGGATGGCTCGCTAGACGCGAAGATGGCCAAGACGCTGATCGATAAGCAGTACGTCATAGACGCCGCGCTCGATAACGAGCGGCCAGCGCTGGCTGCATCCGTCGTCACTCCGTCCAAGGACAAACCAGTAACGGAGAACATGACGGTAGACAAGCTCGCAAAGATCGCGGAGAAGCTCGGGCGTTCCACCATCGAACTCCTCCACCAGGGGCTTAAGATTCTCTCGGGCATGGACTTGGACCATGCAAGCTCGATTAACGAAATAGGCTTCTCCAAACTGGACGTGCGTATCGGTCACAGCCTGGCTGATCGGTTTGTATTGACGCCGAAGCAGGGCGCGATTGCCGCGAAGCTCTGCAACAAGTACCGGAGACAACTGCCGGAGAACATTGCGGATGCGGCGAAGGCGGCGCTACAATAGTGGAGTCGGAGTTATAAACCGGCACGGAATGCGAACCGGGGCGGGTGCCCTTCACACTCGCCCATTCGCTAACCCTTTGAAGGAGGGGCCTTTTGACCTATCGTATTCACGACTGGGCTAAGCACTACGAAAACAACCGAACTCGTGACCTTAAGCGCATGGACTGGGTACCCGTTCCGAATCGCATGGACGGGCTAGGGTATACGACCCTGCTCCATCACCACAACGGCGCGGCTCACCTGGGAGTTTGGCTCGCGCTGATCGAGATCGCATCCCGGCAGAAAGAGCGCGGCACTTTACCGCAGGAGGGTGCGGGGGCCTTTTCCCGCATGTCCCATATCCCGGTAGAACTGTTCAAAGAAGCACTTCCGCGACTCGTAGAAATAGGGTGGCTCGAAGCCGAAAACGGCGCGGAAGTCTCGCAGAATCTAGGGGATGGCACAATCCCGCAGGAGGGTGCGGAAAAGTGCGGCGCCTACGCGCGCGCGCGTTCCGTTCCGTTCCCTTCCGTTCCCTTCGTAGAGAACCATTCCTTTAGTGGCGCTCAAAACGAAGTCGCGGTGATTCCGAAAGCCGACCCGAACTTCGAGGACTGGTGGGCGTGCTGGTCGATTGTCCGGGGAACGGCGAAACGCGCGGCGGCGGTTCAAGCGTGGCTCTCGGTGGTGAGTGTCCGAAACCTGGCGGCGGTAAACGAATGCACGGCCAGTTACCTGGCGAGTCTGGACAACCCGGCGAAAGGCTTCAATCCCGATAATTTCCTCTTCGAGCAGGCGCGGGACGGTTTCGCGTCCAGGTGGCCAGCGTATCGGGATGTTCCATCGCGGAAGCAAATCGACCGGCAGACAGACCGCGAGCGGATTGTAAGGGGAATGGAGATTTTCCAAGCGGCTTTGAAGGAGGCAAAATGACGAACGAAGACGCAACCATCGTGGTTGAGGCGCTGTCGGCGATGAAGTTCTTTCCCAGCGCGGAAGGGGCGCGGATTGCAATCAGCAACCAACTTCTCTCGATGTGCTCCGATGTGACGCAGGGCGTCTGGCTGGCTAACCGTGCGCTCACGCTTTACGGGGAATGGCCGGGGCTGCCAGAGATCCGCGCGGTTCTGTGCTCAAAGTTCCGGCCGGCAGACGGTATAGAGGGAAGTTCGACGGTCTATATCGACGGCATCCCAAGCGAGCGACCCGCACCCGTCGCGGCGCTCCCTTCACCGGATGCTAAGCGGCTGAACGCCGGGGAGATCACACCAGACCCCGAGTTCGCGGAAACGGTCGAGAAACTGGCGCGCGAGAAGCGGTTTGGCGTGAAAGCGGCGACGGCTGGGGAAATAGCCGAAGTGCTGGAACAGCAGAAACGTAACCGGGAGCGGGCGAAATTCGCGGCGGCAGTCTGAAACTTTGCCGTGTACGTGCTATCGGACGGCCTCTGGAGGATGGGATACCCTACCAAAACGCCGGCGAACGCAGGAAGGGCCGTTTCCGCGCGAAGTTGTGTATAATCGCCCCAATGGGACGAAACTTAGGCGGCAGGCCAGTCTACGAGCCGACCGAAGCCGACCGAAACGCGGTACGGATCATGGCGGCGACGGGCGTCCCGCAGGCGGAAATTCGGCGCTGCCTGGGCGTGGGCGGCATTGCCGAGAAGACGCTACGAAAGCATTTCCGGGAGGAACTCGACACGGCGCGGACGCGAGCGGATGCCGCGGTCAAGGCATCGGTCTACCAGCGGGCCATTGCCGGCGAAGGCTGGGCGTGCAGCTTGTGGCTGAAGCGGACGCCGAACCCGAGTACCGGCGATTCGTTCCGCGAGCCCAACTCGGTTCTGACGGCGCGGAACAAGGCCGGCGAGACGATGTTCACGCTGGACGACTTCGACGCGATTGTGAATCCGCCTGCGGAACCCGATGGGCAAAGTAAGCCGGAATGACTTTGCGGGCAGCGTCCACGACCCGGTTCGTTTCCAGCAGGGCTGGCTAAATCGGAAGCTCTGGCAAGTCCAGCAGGATATCGCGCGGTCCATTGAGACGCACTCAAGTACCGCAGTGGCCGGCTGCCACGCCAGCGGAAAAACGTTTCTCGCGTCGGGACTCCCGCTCTGGTGGCTCTCCAAGCACAAGAAAGCCAAAGTCCTGGTGACTGCGCCGACCAAGCGGCAGGTGAAGATGTTCTGGCAGGAAATCGCAATGGCGCGTTCCGGGACGCCCATCCAGCAGTTCCTACCTGAGCCCTCGACCGAAGCGCTGCAGATCGCGCCCGACCGCTGGGCGATGGGCGCCACCTCGAGCGTTGGCGTGAATCTCCAGGGGCTGCATGGTCCGAACGTGCTGATAATCGCGGACGAAGCACCCGGCATTGAGGATTCCATCTGGGACGCCATCGAAGGCGCGCGCTCGGGCGGTAAGGTGCGGCTGCTGACACTGGGCAACCCGGTTATTCCAACCGGGTATTTCTACAACCAGTTCACCCGCGAACGGGCGAACCACCACTGCATCAAGATCAGCGCGTTCGACACGCCGAACCTCCAGAACGTGGCGACCAAGCGCCCGTACACTTACGAAGAACTTCTGGCCGCGGGCGACGACGAACTGAATACCAACGTCCACGACGCGCTGATCACCCGGCGTTGGGTCAAAGAGCGGCTCATCGGCTGGGGCCCGAACCATCCGAAGTTCCAGTCGCGCGTGCTGGGCGAGTTCCCGCAGGAGAGCCCGTACCAGGTGTTTCCTTTGGCGTGGATCAACCGGGCGAAGCGTGAGCCCACGGAAAAGGAAATCGCAGAGTCGAAGCGGTACGGAATCCAGATCGGTATCGACGTTGCGGGGCCCTGGCGACGACGAGACTGTATGTTACGCGCGAGTGCTCGGCCAGATACTCCGGATAGGCGTGTTTCCCGAGGCCGACCCGCTGCCGCGCGTGATGCAGTGGATAGCTCAGATCGTGCGGGACTATCCGCAATACCGCTTGGCTCTGATCGTGGTGGACATAATCGGTATCGGCTATAACTTCGCGCTGCGGATCGCGGATAACAACCCGACGTGGACGAGCCTGATTCGCGGCTTCCGTGCGGACGGAAAGCCGCTGGACCAGACCCAGTTCAAGGATCAGAAAGCGGAGGCTGCGTTCACCTTGCGGGCATGGATGAAGGACAACCTACTCTCCGGCTTGGAGGACGAAGAGACGGAAGCGCAGCTATGTACGATTCTGTACCAGGAGAACGCGCGCGGCCTCAGTGAGCTTGAGTCAAAAGAGGATTTGCGTAAAAAAGGCGTAGCCTCTCCAGATCGAGCCGAAGCTCTAATGATGGCGTTCCACCGCGTCGTACCACTTCAACAGACGGTGACTTATGATGCGCCGAGGGTGCAGATAAGCCCGATTTAACGGGGGTTCGGGGGGTTAGTCGCGTGACGGAACAGGCCAAACACAAATCTGTGTTTGCCGAAGGACGGAGGCAAGTGGGGCAGCGGCGCATACGTTTCTCACTTGCAAAAATAGTACCACAAATCTCTAGCGTTCGTTGCGTAACGGTGTTAAGATTCCGGGTAGTCTTGAAGCACGAACCAATCAAGGCCGCGGCGCGTTAGCCAAACTGTTGATTTCTACTTCGCTTCTGGGGAGATGTGAAGGGCCTGGCGCGCCGGTAACTTTCGGAAACTTCAGATGCCTTCTATAAATTTCACCGGCGCTCACATCCGGTTCATCGACGTGCGGAGGTCCGCAGCCTCAACCCATACAGTCGTCCACGTGACGGTGAATTATTCGCGAGCCGTTTGCAAAGCGATGTCCTGGAGCGAGGACCGGGACGGCGACAAGAGCGTCAATCTGGAGGGCGAACTGTCCGGTAAGAATTTTATTCTGACGTTCCCTGGCTCGGGCGAAGAGCTTCAACTGGACATCACGAGCGCCAGCGGGTTCAAATACGCAAGCGTGAAGAACCCGGACGGCGAGAGTAAGCGCTCCGAGTTGCGGTTTCAAGTGCTCAGTGCTCAGCCGGGCGCCGGGGCTCTTGCTGAGTCTTACCTGTCGAAAATCGGAGACGCAAAAGGTACGCTCAAAATCAGCTACGAGAAGCAGGGCGAGCTTGGTTTGACGGCGGAGCAGGAAACCCACGTGGAATCGACGCAGGGCGAACTCGAGGATATGGTGGCGGAAGTCGGGCGGAAGCGCGGACGGCCGCGGAAAGAAGATCAGGTCCAATGATGGGACGCAACTGGATGGGGTGGGAGTTCCGTTTGTTCTGGCGCGTTCTTCTGCTTGGTGGACGTGGCTATGGAAAACACTCACGAGCGGGCAATAGCGGAGGACGGTGCGGCGTTGCGCCGCGAACTAAAAACAGAAGTCGAGAGGAGCATCTAGCCAATGCCTGAAGAGACGAAGAAAACCCGGAAAGTGCTCACAGACGATAACCTGTGGGCGTTGCTCAAGGAGCGGTTTCGCGAGTGGCCGGAAGCGCGGCGCGCGGCGCGGATCGAATACCTTCAGGACGTTCACAAAGACGCGACGAAGGCAGAGAACGAGCCGGCGAAGCCCGCGCAGGAGACGTTGCCGCTGTGACAGGGATGGGCATCGAGCGCGAGATGGCGGCGCGGCGCGAGATGGATTACGTGAGGCGCGAGCAGCGCAAACGGAAGGTCACAGAGAAGGTGCGGATGGAGCGGCGGCAAGCTAAGGACCGGCTCTTGATCAACCGCCTCCTAAACTCGCTGGCGTACCCGTATGTTCCGCTTCTGAGGTACCAGGAGCGACCCGAACTGTACGAACTGAGGGGCAAATGAGCAGGGCAGCAAAGATCGCCTCGCTCATGTGTATGTATGTGCGACTGTATTTCGCTGTCACCGTCAACGTGGGGTTAGTTTGGGGAGCGACCCGGGACGTGGAATCGAATGGTGTCCGATTGATGAACCTACGGCCGAAGGAATGGCGCAGGCTCGGGGCGATTCGCAGATTGGCTGGGAGGTTACACAGCAAATGAGCAGGGGCCGCAGGAAGAAGACGGCTGCGGACTATCGCGAAGACAACATCGCGGCGTCGCGGCGCATCCTCGAACAGCGGGCGATTCACGAGCGGATCAATCCCGGCCTGGTGGAGTATTCGGAGGCGCAGTTGAAGCGGTACGGCGTCCCGGAAGTCGCGCCCACGGAACCACCGGAGACGCCGGAAGTTCAGGAGCGGTACGCCGCGGGGCGGAAAGCAGCACAGATGAATATCTTTGACGGGAGGGCCGCAGCGAGCGGCAAGGACGAATGAGTGAACCCCTAGTAGTCGCGGTAATGCTGCTGCACGATGGCCGGGAGGAGATGGCGCGGAAGACCATCGAATGCTTTCGAGCGCAGACGTACGAGAACAAGCGCATGATTCATTGTTGACTCAGCCCTGGTGATGTGGACGAGAGTTGGCGCGATTCTGAAGGAGTCGCTCATCGTTGTGTGGGCTCCTGATTCGCGGGCCGCCATATCGGGTGGGCATTACGCAACGCTGCTTAACGGTTCGGCTCTCGAGTTTGGGAGCCCTGGAGATCATCGTGCATTGGGACAGCGACGACTACTCGCACCCGGCGCGGATCGCGAGCAAGTGGCGCTCCTGCAAGCGAGCGGGGCGGATGCGGTGGGCTACCGGGAGGCGCTGTTCTTCCGCGAGGACGGCGGCGAAGCGTGGCTGTACAAGCAGCGGGCGCCCAAATACGCCCTCGGCGGAACGCTTTGTTACTGGCGGAAGACTTGGGAGGAGAAGCCATTCCCGGACCTGATGACGGGCGAGGATACAGCGTGGATCGAGGGCCTGAATGTGGTGGGAATTTCAGGCGTCCCCGATCAAAACTATATGGCTCCGGAGCCTCCGCGCTTCATCGCTCGCATCCATGCGGGCAACACATCGAAGGCTTACAAGCCCGAATTGATGCGGGCTGTGCAAGCGCAGGGCGGCGAATGGAAGCGCGTTTCAGAGTGGGACGTCTATTGCAGGGAAGTGATGGCGTTGTGATCCGGCGCACGCCACTGAAGCGCTCGACGAAGCGAATCCCGCAGCGGAGGGCCACGCCTCGGCGCACGACGGCGAAGCGCGACGGCGACTACATGGAGTGGATACGCGGGCGGAAGTGCCTGATCTGCATGGAGACAAAGGGCTCGGACGTCACGCGGTACGGATCGGACCCGGCGCACACCAGGATTAACGGGCGCGGCTCGAAGGGCGACGACTCGAGTTGTGTTCCGCTTTGCCGGGAGCACCATGCGGAACTCCACCAGCGCGGCGGCAAAGACTTTGAGGCAAAATACAAGATCGACCTTGCGGCTGAGGCCGTGACTTACTACGGAATCTATACTACTTTTGGGATGGTGCAATGAGCGTTTGGTTAGTATTACCGAGTGCAAGGCCGGCTGCTGAAGCGTCGAAATGTTTCGTGCAGTGGAAGCGCATGGGCTACCGCGTCTGTATCATGCGGGACAGCGCGGAGGACGTTCCGACGCCCATCGACGCGCTGTTCACGCCGGAGCCTGGATCCGGCTATCCGGGCTATAGTCGCGCGGTGAACATGATGGCGAAAGCGGTGCTGCAGCAAGACCCGGCGTGCGATTGGATCGTGGCTGCCGGAGACGATACGAGCCCCGACCCGCACAGGACGGCGGATGAAATCGCGCGAATGCACCGGATTTCGGGATGCTCTCGAAAGCAGAATTTCAGCGGAACGTTCGGGGCACCTTCGGCGTCATGCAACCCACTGGCGATGAGTGGGCGGACTTCCACGAAGGCAAAATGAGCCGGATCATTGAGCGCATCGCGGGTTCACCTTGGCTCGGTCGGGAGTGGTGCTTGCGTGCATACCAGGGCAACGGGCCGCTATGGCCGGAATACACGCACTGCTTTTGCGATGAAGAGTTGATGTGTGTGGCTCAGAAGCTCGGCGTGTTCTGGCAGCGTCCGGACCTGACCCACCATCACGAGCATTGGTCGAGGACGCCGAACGCAACGCGGATACCGCCTCACCTGGCGGAGGCGACCAGCAAAAGCCATTGGGACAAGTACAAGGCCATCTTCGACGCGCGGAAGGCTGCTGGCTTTCCGGGGAGCGAGCCGCTGTGAGGCGTCTTTGGCGCTGGCTCCGCGGCGATCCATTCTGGCGGCGGAAGTGGGAGCCAAGCCAGAACGAGCGCATGAAGCGCGCGCTGTCGATGCCACTGAAGGGCGAGCCGAAAGGGTGGACGGTGCAGAATGGCTGAGCATCGCGTCGTGATCTGCACGGTTGCATGGGGCGGCTGGTATCCGCGCGGCGTGGCTCGAATGATCCAGGCGTTCCATGAAGTCTCGCCAGGCTTCGAGATTCAGGCGTGGGTCAACATCAAACCGCCTTTCACGCCAACGATGACGCGGCGGGCGCGACTATACCGGATACGCAGCGAAGGCGCAAGCGTTACGCCACGCATTCAACACCGGGGCCGATGTCGCGCTGCTGCTGGATGCCAGTTTCTATCCGATCCGCTCGATACACCCACTGCTGGACTATATCGCGCAGACGGGTTATTACCTGTGCCGCAACGGGAATGTAGTTGGGGAATGGTCAAGCGACGATTGCCTGAAGGAAATGGCGACCGATCGGGACGCGGCGATGAAGATACCGGAAGCGTCGAGTTACGCGGTGGGAATCTCACGGCACCATGCCTGGGCGATGGAGTTGATGAGGGCGTGGAGCGTTTGGAGCATGAATGCGGTTGTGATCTGCGGACGGCATTCGGCTCCACACACGAACGGGCATAACGCCGGTTTTGTGAGCGTCGATAAGCGGGTGCTTGGGCACAGGCACGACCAAGCGTGTTTGTCGATCCTGGCGCATCAGATGGGCCTTACTGAGTTAGTGGCGAGGCCGCGGTTCTCGTCTTACGCCGGAAGCGAAACGGAGGAAACGGTTTTGGTGAATGCGGGGATGAGCGAGTGAGCGACTGCAAGGAAGTATTCGAGGAAATCTACCGCACGAAGCTATGGGGCGAAGGATCGGGCGGCGGGGCGTTGCCTCCAGTCGCGCAGCCCTTTGCCGACTTGGTTTCGCGGCTGATCCGCGAGATGGGCGTGAGGCGGATTCTTGATCTCGGGTGCGGCGACGGGCGAGCGTCGAGCCTCTGGGAACTCGGTGAAGCATTCTACTACGGGTGCGACTGCTCGCCGGCCATCATCGCGGAAGCAAAAGCGCTTTATCCGAGCGATCGTTTTTCGTGAAGGACTCGATAGAGGGGCCTTTCCTGCGCGGCTATTTGACCTGGTGGTGGTCAAGGAAGTAACTCAGCACTTGAGCGATGACGACGTGATGGCGCTATTCGAGCGGCTGCGCGTGCTCGGCGCTCGCGTGCTCCACTGCTCGTGCATGGCGCCGGGTATCCATAACGAAGGAAGGACGGGCGGCTACCGGGCGGTGCGGCTGAGCGACCCGCCGTGGAACGCGAGGACGGAATCGATGTTGGAGTGGGAAGCAAACGGGCAGCCTTACCAGGCGGAACTATGGAGGCCGGGACGATGAGCCAGTACGGAGAGCATTTGATTATCGAGCAGCACTTCGCGGGGCGTATCGGGCACTTCCTGGACATCGGGGCTTTCGACGGCAAGACGAACAGCAACACGCGCGGGCTCGCGGAACTCGGCTGGACTGGCGTCTGTGTCGAGCCAAGCCCGCCGGCGTTCTGCGAACTGATGCGAACATACCACGGCAACCCGCGCGTGCATCTGGTGAATGCGGCAATCGCGAAGCAAACCCGGCTGGCGACGTTCCACTGCAATTCCGAGGACGGTACGCACTGCGACCAGGTAAGCACGCTCGATGCAAAGCACCTGATGAAGTGGGGCGGCTTCCCCTTCACGAAGATGCTCACGCCGACGCTGACTTACGATGCGCTCATGGCTGGCCTCACCGGGGCGGAAATCTCTACCAAGTTCGACTTCGTCAATATCGACGTGGAAGGCTTGAATGATGACGTGCTGCTCCAGGTGTGGTGCGACGTGGAACTTACCTGCGTGGAGTTGGACCCGCGCGACCGCGTGATGCAGATCGCGGAGCACTTCGGGTATAAGCGTCGTCAGATCGTTGGCGGGAACTTACTCTGCTTTGGAGAGTCACATGCGATTCAAAAGTAACTTAGAAGCACCGGACCTATCGCCCACTTCCGGCTGCTGGACCCGCCGATTCCAATCTGCGGGCATGACGTACCAAGTCGATCCGGATTTTGAGCCGGGCTGCGGATTCTGGACTCACGACGAGGCCGCGATTCTCTTCAACGTGGCGAAGCAAGTGAAGGGCGCATGGGTGGACATCGGGGCGCGGTTCGGCTGGACGGCGGCGCACCTGGCGACGGCTGGCTGCACAGTAACGGCGCTGGACCCTGGCTTTCGCAACCCGGCGTTTCGGGAGCGGTTCATCGGCAACACGCATCATTGGTACAAGTGGTTTGATGCGATTCGCGGCGACGGTATCCAAGCGTGCATTGCGACGGAAGATGAAGACGAGCAGAAACTCTGGGATGGCTTTGTGATCGACGGGAATCACGATGCGCCGAACCCGGAGAATGACGCTTCAATAGCGGCGACTATTCTTTCAAAGAATGCCTGCGTAATCCTGCTGCATGACTATGTTGGCCGGCCAGTGCGAGACGCTGGCGACTGGCTTGTATCGGTGGGCTTTAAGAAGCGCATCTACTTCACCCCAAACGGCGTTGGGCTCTTCTGGCGCGGGCTGCCCGACTTTGTGCCTCCGGATCACATACCGGACCCGCTGTGTGAGCAGTCCATGCGGGCGCGTATCGAGCAGGACGGAGGGACACTGTGAAGCTCATAGCGATCTGTCCGGTACGCAACGAGGCGTGGGTGTGCGGCGCGTCCCTTCGCTCGCTTCTGATGTTCTGCGACGAGCTTATCGTCGCTGGACCACGCGTCGACGGACGCCACGCCGCAAATCCTCTCAGCTATCGCGGTAGAGCATCCCGGCCGTGTTCTGGTGCTGATCGACGACGACCCCACCTGGCGCGAGATGGCGCACCGGCAGAGACTGCTGAGAAGGCGCGGGAACGCAAGGCCACGCACGTAGTGACCATCGACGCGGACGAACTCGTATCGGCAAACCTCCTGTCTGGGATGCGTAACACCATCCTGTCAACACCACCGAATCACATCCTGCAGCTACCCTGGGTTAGTGTTTCCGGCTCGCGCTGGAAGCACATCTCCAAAGGTCCGTTCTTCGGCCAGTTCGCGAGTTCGGCGTTCCGCGACCATGACGCTTATCACTGGCGCGCGCGGGACGGGTACGACTTCCACCACCGACACCCGATGGGGCGGCAGATGATGCCGCACAAGCCGATAGGCTGGGGCGCGGGCGGCTTGCTTCATCTCCAGTTCTTGAGCGGGCGCCGGCTGCGGGCCAAGCAATACCTCTATTGCCTCACTGAACGGTTGCGCTGGCCGGATCGCGATACTGCGGACACGATTCGCCGGCGTTATTCGCTCGCGGTGTACGGCCAAGACACGCCCACGGCTCAACCCCAGGACGTGCAGCAGGTTCCGGAGAAGTGGTGGGCCGCATACGAGGAGATGGGGCTAACGCGCTATATCGACCGGGATGCGGAGCCGTGGCAAATAGCGGCGTGCGAAGCGATCCGCGCGGCTAATCCGGGCATTGAGCAAGGGCTGGACGACTTCGGACTGTTCAGCGAGCCGTTCTATAGGAGGGACTGATGATTGATTGCGTTTGCGTTGTTTACCCGGGCGAGCGCGTTTGGGAGCATTTCGCGACTTGGACGAACGCGCTCGGCGAAAAGATTCAGGAGCCACCACCGGACGGTTGCTTCATGAGCGTCCGCGCATCGAGAAGCACGCTCCTATCGTTGCCACAGTTCCGCTTCGCGGCGAGCGCATCCACCGGAAGAAATCGTATTTGAAGCTCAACAGCGTTTGGGCGCACGAAAAGGAGATGAAGCGGCATGGACCAAAACGATGAATACACGATAGTGGACGCTCACGACACGGCGGTGCTGAAGAAGGCGGTATCGCGGCTTATGCGCGACGGCTGGAAGTGCCAGGGAGGGCCGTACCAGAGCGCGGCGACGCCCAACCGTGCGGCGGAATGGCACCAGGCGATGACACGCTCGAGTTCCGCGGCCAACCTGAAGGAGCCCAAGCGATGAGTTGGAGGGGCATTATCACCGGGCCGGGAGACGACGAGAAGTTCCTCCGCATCATGCGTATCGACCCGGATATCAAGCCCGACAGGCTGGAGGCGGATGACGAGCCCGTTCCGACCGACCCGGCGCAAGTCGATTGGGTGTCTCTCTGGGAGCACGAGTGCAAACTCGCGCAGGGCCACGCTAGCCACTTTTCTCCGGCAGTGTAACGCGGAATACCATCGCGCGAACGGCTGGCGATTCGCGGCGATCCTCTGCGGAGTGGCTCTCGTGGTTGTTCTCTGGCATTTCCGCGCTCAGTAATCATTTCACTCAAAATAAGTACTAATCCCGATAGCCAGCGTTACGCAACGGGCGTATGCTCGTGAATGTAAGGAGCAAGGGAAACGAACATGATACTTTTTGCAGCAATCCTCATCATTGCGGGAGTCGCAGGGCTGGCAAGCTCGATGATCCGCGAACGCGCGGAGGCGATACGCTCCGAGCACAAGACGGTGGCTTTTTTCTGCGGATACGCGCAGGGATTGGGGAACAAGCGATGACACGATTCGAAGCCAGCGGGAGGCACTCGTACAGGCTGAGTACGAGGACCAGGTTCGCGCGGCGCTCACAGCTATCCGCCCACGCGAGCATAACGAGCGCATCCGCGCACGCGGCGAAGCATTCCGGCGCCAGCTTGCCGCGCAACTGGCCGCGGTTCAGCCTCGGACGTACAAGGTGGACGGCTGCCCCACCTGCGCGCTACCCGGCGCACCGGCGCACCAGGCGAGCGAGCTTTGCCGATCCGGACGCCGGGAGCATTGCTCCTGCTCAACTTGTTTCTGAGTTACAATCGCGCAATGGCGCGACAACCCAAACAATCGAAATCAGTTCAGCCGGCCATCCACATCGAGGAGTGGCCGGTTTCGCGTTTGCGGCCGTATGAGAAGAATCCGCGCAAGAACGACAAAGCGGCTCCCGTATAGGGAGGTTCTACTACCAGACGCAGAAAAGCCCTCCTTGCGGAGGGCCTTGTCAATCGCGATTAAATAATTGTGTCGCGCTTTTTACGCGATCCGATACGTGCGCTGGCCGTCCGCGTTCTTCTCGGAAATCACTTCGTACCCGGCCTTCTTGAGCGTGCCAGCCATGTGTCAATCAGAAACGTGGGTATGGCGTCTATCTCCTTTTCTTACAGCGGGTTGCGCTGGCTCCCACCAGCATCGCTCTAGCGCTGTTGTTTTACAAGCACTTCTCGCCGGCGATTCAGTTTTTACCGCAGAAAGTACTAAACGCTGGTATATTCCGTACATGCGCTTGATTCTCAGTCGTATCACGGCTTGGTTTCGGATGTTTCACGTGAAACATCCTCGGCTGGACCCGCAAGTCCGCGACCTACTCATCAAATCACTGGACACCATCGACAAGCTCGCCGAGGAGCGCACGGTTTACAAGGCGATGGCGTTACGTAACGAGCAGGAGAGCAGGCAAGACCTCCAACGCTATGAAAGCGAATGGGTTGAGGCGCAAGCGATGGGCGGCTCTGGTGCGTGGCAGCCGGTAGCCGAAGCTGCCCGCGAAGCGCAAGGCGTCGTGGTCAAAGAGCGGCTGGCCGAACTCGAGTTGGCGCTGGAGGATCGCGGCTGGAAGCGCATGCTGGCCTGGGCGGATACGGAGTTCAGTCGGTGGGGCATCCAGCAGATCATGTTGATTTGCCGGCTGTACAAGGTCAAGAACCCGATCATGCGCCGGGTGATTAAGCTGAGCAGCTACTACGTGTTTGGCCGCGGTATCGAGGTGATGTGTGAGGACGCCGACGCCAATCAGGTCATCCAGGACACACTCAAGGCCAACGAAAAGGAACTCGGGCTGCTCGGCCTCAGCGAGAAGCACGAATCGCTGAAAACAGACGGCAACCTGTTCTTCGCGCTGTTCACGGACGTGGAGACGGGCGGCTTGGAAGTGCGGATGATTGACCCCTGCGAGATACAGGAGATCGTTACGGACGAGGACGACGCCAGCCGGCCGCTATTCTTCCATCGCACCTGGAGCGCGGACACCTTCAATTTCGCGACCGGCGTGCGGCAATACGTCCGCAAAGACTGCTGGTATCGCGCATTCGGCTCATTCGACGACTTCAAGCCGGATGACGGGCTTTCGGAGATCAACGGAAATCCAATCGTCAAGGACGCTTCCGGGCAGTGGGTGTGGGTGTTGCACGTCAAGGTAGGGTCTGAGCCTAAATGGCACTTCGGCTGCCCACCTGTGTACGCGATTGTCGATTGGATGCGCGCGATTACGCATTTCCTGGAGGATTGGGCTTCAATCCAGCGCGCGCTCGCACGATTCGCCTGGAACATCGAGACGCAGGGCGGCGCGCCAGCGATTGCAGGGCTGAAGACGGCGCTCGCTACGACGCTGGCATCGGACGGCCAGCAGATCGAGACGAACCCGCCACCCGTTTCAGGCTCGGCGTTCATTACGGGTCCGGGAAACAAACTCACGCCAGTGAAGACGGCTGGCGCGCAAACCGGGCCGGAGGAGTGCCGGCGACTCTGCCTCATGGTCTGCGCGGGCTCGGGAATGCCCGAGACGATGGTCTATGGCGATGCTTCGACGGGCAGCCTGGCGACGGCGACGAGCTCTGGACCGGCCAACGGAGTTGATGTTCCTGCACGAGCAGGAGATGTGGCGGCAATGGCTCCAGAAGATTTACGGATACGCCATTTTGCGGAGTGGCGCGGCGCCGAAGGGCAAACTGCGGGAGGCGGCGAAGAAGAAAGCCGCGGCGAAGGCGAACGGCGACCAGATGGAGGACCAGGAACTCACCATCGATGTGAAGTTCCCGTCCGTGCTGGAACATGATATCCCGCAACGGGTTGGCGCGATTGTGGACGCGATGTGCCTGGGGAACACGCAAGGGACTATCGTTGGGATCGACGAGCGAACCGGCGTGGGCCAGTTGCTCGCGGAACTTGGCGTGGAGGACGTGAACGCGGTTCTGGAGGAGATGTATCCGGAAGCGGATTACGAGCCCAACCGGCAGAAGCAGCAGGACGAGCAGGACGCCAAAGACCAAGCAAACCAGCAGATGCAGAACAAACACCAGCTTGCGATGGCAAAAGCCGCGCCACAGCAGCCCGCAGGCAACGCGCCGGCCGGGAACGCACCAAAGCCTACAGCGCCGGCGAATAACGCGCCAAAGGCCGTTTCGCGCTCGAAAGAAGCGCGGCTGGAAGCTGCGGTAGAGCAACTGAAGAACGCGGTGGCGAAGATGGAGGCGCGGCGGCGGTAGTTCTGATTTCAGAACAAAACCGCGTCTGTGGTGTTAGGATTGCTGTGATGGCAAGCGGGGAAGTGGATTGATAACCGTGCGTTTGCTTACAAGCCCGTTTCTTGGTCTAATTGTCACTGTGAACATCCCCAGGGCGCGGACTTTCTCGGTGAAAGTCTCGGGTATTATCCTCCTGATCGCAACGCTTTTCCTTCTCCTGGCTTTCTTTTGCGTCGTGAATGTTCACGCGCAAGAGCCGACGCTGAATAGCGTGGCGTCGAAGGTGGACGTTCTGGCGTCCAGGCATGACGATTTGGCGGCTCGCGTCGTGACGCTCGAATCGTTGCCCGTCCGGACGGCTCAGCTTGAGAGCAAAGTGGACGAGATATTGGGCTGGGCGAAGTGGATCGTCGCGGCGCTCGCGCTGGTCGTAGTCGAGCGCGCGGCCTCGGTGCTCGGCTTGAGTGTGAAGCGCGATGCCAACCCGGTAAAACCGTAGTATCCTATTCGGCATGATTCCAGCCGAAGAAACCTCACCACAAGACCCACCACCCGTCGAAGGGACGCTACCAGACGCGCCATGTCCGCACTGCGGACAGGAAGGCCAGTATCTCTTCACCGTGGGCGTGGATGCGTGGTTCCGGCATTGTGGCGGCGACTACTCGCGAAAGCTGGTGCTCGCGTGACGCGCGAGGAACTGGTTTCAGCGGCGGCATTGGTGCTGCTCAACGCAATGGAGCAGGGCCAAATGGAGACGAGGATTCGCGCGGCCGAGATCGCGCTGATGTACGTCAAATTCTTTGAGCCGGAGTCCGTCGCGCCTCCGAACCCTGACCGGGCGCCGATGCCGATGGCAAGCGGAACAGTACCAGCGAAGCACGCCGGATTCGCCATAGGGTAGTAAACTCATCCCATGCGGATGAAAATCAACAACCTCGAACTGGAAGCCGATACGCTGGCTGACATGAAAGCGCTTCTGGAGATCACCGAAGCGTACAGGGATTTGCTCGTCACGAAAGAGTTGGCCACGCAGTTCGCGGAGTCTTTTGAACTTGTGTTCGGGATTGATTGGGAGTTTACAAAGACCGTGCTTAATGAAGCAGAAGTAGACCCGACGCTGATCGCTCAGGACGGTACGTTTCTACAACCGGGCGTTACAGACGAGAGCAATAACTGGGCGAATCGCGGGAGTCTCCTAAGCATTTATCGCGACCTAGTAGAGGATCTGGACATCGGATGAAGCTTTATTTGCAGCGGCACGCACAAGCGGAGGACGGCGAACCACTTGACCCGACGCGCCAACTAACAGAGCAGGGCCGCGACGACGCCAAGACGATGGCGGCATTCCTGGCGCGCGAAGTGCCGCACTGCCACGCGCTGCTGACTTCCGGTTTCGCCCGCGCATTAGAGACGGCAAAACCGGAAGCTGAGGCGCTGGACTGCGAACCCATCACGAGCCCGCTGCTGGACCCCAACGGCGACCCAAAACGCGCGTGGCGGTACATCCAGGCGATGGCGAAGGGTTCGGGCGACGACGCCAACATCATCGTTGTGACGCATCATCCGTTGAGTAACCTGCTGCTGGAACTGCTGACCGGTGCGAAGGTTGACGATGTGCATTGGGAGCATGGCGCGGTGGCTCACATCCACCATGACGTTGTGACCGGCGAAGCACGGCTGGGCTGGATGGTGCCTCCGCATGTGCTGGAAGATCTGCACAGCACGCGCGACGTTACCGAAGCGTTCCGGGCCGTGGTGGAGTTGATCGGCGACGGGGAAGATTACACGCTTGAGGAGGCGAAGAAAGCGGGCCTGGCGCATCCGAAGCACGCGGACATCATCCGACCGATCCGGGCCAAGGTCAAAGGGCTGTTCGAGGATTTCTTCCGTTACCAGGGAGCGGCCATCCTGAAGCGCGTGAAACTGGAAGTAGTTCATGAGTCTAAGTGGGGAGATGGCGTGGAAGCATTTGCGGAAGGTGACGGCGACAAAGAAGCGCTTGCGATCCTGCCCGACACGCTACACCCGCTGAGCTTCAGCTTGGACCCGGCGCAAGCAGTGGTCTATAACGACTTGATCGCGCAGGCCATCGAACAGGCTGCACTGCAACTCGCATCCGAGGAAGACTGGCAAGCCAGCCTCCCGAACGACGCTGTAGAGACGTTCCTCCGCACGGATTCACTGGCGAAGCTCACCGGCGAACTCAACGAAACCACCAAGCAACGGCTGCGGGATGCCATCGCGGACGCCTACGACGAGGGCGGCTCGTATCAGGACATCGTGGACGCTGTGACCGATACGGTCGAGGAGTTCTCCACCGTGCGCGCTTCAATGATCGCTCAGACCGAAGTGAACGCGGCGTACAACTACGGCCGGCGCTCTATTGCGCTTGCGGCTGGCTCACAGGAACACGCCTGGGACCCGGACGGGATCGCTTGCCCGCTGTGCATGTTGAACGTTGTGCAGGGATTCATCCCGATTGATGAGGACTTCGCGAGTGGCGACGACGCGCCTCCGGCTCATCCCAACTGCGATTGCTCAACTTCATTCCGCATCTCATCGGAATAGCGACCGTAGACCGACCAGATACCTTCCTCGGGGCCAATAACGGGAGCAACGCCATAGCTTCGCATCCGCGAAACGTCCATCAACTTGCGGGGCGTTCCATCCGGCATAGTAGCATCCCATTCGACAGCGCCTTCAAAGCCGGAAACGTCGCGAACTATATCCGCATACTCCGCGATTGTGTAGTCAACGCCGGGGCCGATGTTTATCAGACCGCGCGCTCCGCGACTAACCAGGTACGTGATGATGCTGGCGCAGTCGTCCACGTGCATGAGTTCGCGCTGCGGTTTTCCGCTGCCCCACAGCTTGACGGAACCGCCTCGCAGCTTTGCGTCGTGGAATTTGCGGATCATGGCCGGCAGGAAGTGGCTTGTTTCCGGATCAAAGTTGTCACCGGGCCCGTATAGGTTGCACGGCATCACGGCCAGGTACTCAAGCCCGTATTGGCGGTGGTACGCCTCGAGCATCTTGATTCCGGCTATCTTGGCTATCGCATACGCTTCGTTGGTCGATTCGAGCGGGCCAGTCAGCAACGCCTCTTCTTTGATTGGCTGAGCGGCATCGCGCGGGTAGATGCAGGACGAACCGAGAAACACCAGCAGTTTAACCTGCTGTGCCTCGCACGCTTCGATGACGGCGCACTGAATGGTGAGGTTCGTCGAAATGAATTCTGCCGGCTCTGACCTGTTTGCTTCGATGCCTCCCACCTTCGCGGCGCACAGGTAAACGACATCCGCATTCCGCGGGATGGCGGATATGGCGTCGAATGGAGACCAGATATGGCACCGCGAAGTCACGGCGGTCGGTATCAGCCTGATGGATCGCTGAGCCAACCATTCCCCTGTGGCCGAGTATTACTTGCATCGAGACGCCTCCTCTGTATCGTGTTGGATCATTTCGTCGATGAGTTCGTGGAACGAGATTCTCGGATACCAGCCCAACTTCGTCTTCTCCTTGTGTGTATCCGCGCATAGGTGGTGGACCTCGTTCCCGCGAACGTAATTTGGGTGGTGCGTTCGCACCGGCATATCCGGACAGTCGCGCGTGGCGTAAGTCAAGAACTGCTGCACCGAATGGCTTTTACCCGTTCCGATCACGTAGTCATCCGGCTCATGCTGCAGCATCATCCACATAGCCCGCACGTAGTCTTTAGCGTGTCCCCAATCGCGCATCGGGAGCACGTTGCCGAGCGTAACGCCATCACCGAGGCCGTTCTTCCACCTGCCGATCGCTCGCGTGATCTTGCGGCTTACGAAGGTTTCCCCACGCCGCGGCGACTCGTGATTGAACAGAATGCCGCACGACGCTTTGAGCCCATACTGCTCCCGGTACATCTGCGTGAGTTGGTGAGCAAATACTTTGGAGGCGGCATAGGGCGATAGCGGCGCAAACGCCGTTTCTTCTGATTGCGGCGCCGGCTCGTCACCGAACATCTCAGACGAACTCGCCTGGTAGAAGCGACCGCTGAAGGCGTCTACCCGCAACGCCTCGAGGACGCGCAACGCGCCCAGCGCGACGGTATCGGCGGTGTACTCCGGGATCTCCCAAGAGACGGCCACATGCGACTGAGCGGCCAGGTTATAGATCTCATCCGGCATGACCAAGCGGACGATCTCGCGCACGCTGGAACCGTCCGTCACGTCGCCGAAGTGGAGCTTGAAGCGCTCCGGGTAGTCGCGCATCAGCGCATCGAGCCATCGCGTGTTGAAGCTGCTGGAGCGGCGCTTGAGGCCGTGGACCGTGTAGCCTTTCTCGATGAGTAACTCGGATAAGTAAGAGCCATCCTGACCTGTGCAGCCGATGATAAGCGCGGTGGGCATCACACCAGAATAAGCGGTATAGTAATCGGAATGGACATTCTGACACTGTTTACCGAACTCGAACCGCTGGTGGTGGCGTCAATCCCCATCGTGAAGCAGATCGCGAACCTTGTCCCGAATCGAAGCTTCAAGGAAGTGGCCGACGCATACGCCAGCCTGGGCGTGCCTCTCGCGCGCGTCACAGTCGCATCGAATGACCCGCAGGTGCGGGGCGATATCGCAGTGTCGGTGATCGAGAACCTGCTGATGAACCTCGCCGTCGCGGTCCTGGCGAAGCTCCATCCGAAGCCGACCAGTACGCTCAATTCAGCGGTGAGTGTCGCGGTGTCAGTCCTAAAGGCGACAGCGAAGCCCGTTCCCGTTACGCAGCAGCAGACGGGGAAGAAACCGGCCGCATAGCGGGCGGAAGCCAGAGCGTCGGGTTCTCGCGCTCGCCGGGGCACAGAAGCAGTTTCTTCGTCTCGGATAAGATGATCTGCTCGTGCTGATGTTTTTCGCGTCCGCAATTCAGGCAGTGGTTCATAACGAGTAGGATAGCCAACCCATCTACGACGCCTGGAACTCGCGCGGGTAATCGAATGGCGGCGCCGGAACTTTCAGGAATCCGGCGAGTTCGCGCCACCCCGCGCCGCGGTCCATCGGCATCGTGAGCAAATCCTCAGTTCTGCCTTTGAAGTGCTCCGCAACTTCGGCGTTATGGCGACGGTACCGAGCAAGCATGATTTCAGCGTCGAACTTCTTCCGGCCGTAAAGCAGCACATGGCAGCGGTGCGTGAAGCAGTCCTGGTCCCACGCAAAGCGGGCGCTGTTCACTTCCCAATGCTTCCGAACGCTCTCCAGCCACGCTTCCTCATCCCGCGTCGTCAGAATGAACTTAGAGCCGGGGTAAGCCTTATCGAGTTCGCGGAACAGCAGCGGCATAGGTAGATCACAAAGCGCGTAGTGCTGCTCCAGCGTGAGCGAACGGCCACCCGTCTGCATTTCTTCATAGATACGCTTTGCCCACCAGGGGCCTACCCAATGAGCCGAATCGAAGCCGAGAATCTCAAGAGCCTTGTGCAGCGAGTTCGTCGCTGTCTTGTGCATCCCTATCCCGAATATGCGCGTGGGCAGCGGCTTGAGTTCGAGCGGGCGCGAATAATCGAAATTGCGGAAGACGGTCCCGCAGCCGAAGTTCCCGGCGTTGGCGACGGTGTGGTTAGCGTCTCGAATCTTCCGGATCGATGCCGCTTCCTGCTCTGGCGTGGGCTTGGCGTGCGGGTACTCTTTGAAGCGCAACCCGTCTTTGTGAGGGATCACGTAAAGGTAATCAGTTGGGATCTGCGCGCCTTCAATGCCGAGGCGACGGACCCGGCTCTTAAAGTCCTCATCCTCTGGAGCCCAATCGGTGTAACGCTCATCGTACCCGCCGACCTTCAGAAACAGATTGCGGGACACGACGACGCGACCGGCGAGCCCCTGGCGTGCTCTGCCCACCACACTCTTGGCATTCGCCCACAGGAAGGTATCGCGTTCACTGGCGTGCTCTCCGATATAGCTGGCGAAGCCTGGGGCGGAGTAGTTGTCAGCGTCCATGTTCACCAGCAGGTCAGCACCTTCCATGATTGCGAGACGGTGCGCCATGTTCTTTGCGTGGGCCATGCGGAACGAGCCCTGGTCAAGGAAACTGTAAACGACGAGCCGACCGGATTCGAGCGCATCGGCGTGTTTGATCTTCAGGTAATTCACCAGATAATCAGGCGAGTTGTAATCGAGGACTAAAAAGCGGCAGCCCTCAAAGTCTTTGTTCTCTTCGATGTTGCGCGGTAGCGTTTGTTCAAGGTGTTGAACGCGGCCTTTGCACGTGGTGCAAAAGACAATTCTCATGGATCACTCCCTCACACGAAGTAATGCGGGCTTCTGAGGAATCGCGCGCGGTCCTGTGTGAGAGGGGCGCGGCCTGGAAGCCCGACGCCGAAGCGTGGAACTATGGTAAAGCAAACCCGTTCGGGATACCATAGTTTCCGGAGGTTTTTCTATGCAAGCACCAGTAGGCGGAGTCGTTGACAATCCCGGAGAAGCCAGCATCGATGTTCGGCGGCGCGGACGAACTGATCATCCAAAACCAGATCACCTTATCGAAGCAACTCACGCAGATCATGAATGCGGTCAACACGGTTACGCCGACCGTGGACGAGATCGCGGTTAAGGACGGAGTCTAAAAAACAAAGGAGGCAAGCGGAGAGCGATTGAACGGAGCAGCCCGCGTCTGGCCGACGCGGGCATTTCTTTTGCCTACAGCTTCAGACCTTGCGCGGCGAAGGCTTCTGTGATGGCCGACTGCGCGGTGTCGAGCGCTGGCCGCATGTAGGGCTGAGCCACCATTCCAGGCCACGTCGAGGAATACGGATACGGGCCCGCACCAGGTGAAGCCGCGCCGCGCTGCCCGGTCCCAAACTCAACGAAGGCCGCGTGGGGCGCATCGGCCTGAATCGTTCCGGTGACTTTGGTTCCTGCCCACACCGTTTCCGAGTGAATCGATTCCTGAAGCTCGCCCGTATCAACCGGGACGATGGCTTTCGCTTCAGTAACCACGGCCTCGCTCGCTCGCGCAACGGCGGCAATGATGCGCGGCACCAGCAGGGCTTCCAATTTGGCTTGATTTCCCGGCCGGAATGTTGGATTTGCCCGCAGCTTTAGTCTGGACGCTGGCCGCCATCGCATTCATGGTCTAATTGTACGCGAAAGGACCGTAAAACCGATGAAAACTCTCTCTCTATCTATCCTTCTGGCGTGCGTTTCCGCCGTGGCTGCATTCCCACAGGCCGTTCACCACCTGACACTAAGTATCGATGGATCAAAAACGCCGGAACGTATTTCGGACCAGGACGCCTACAGGCATTTTGTTCTTTCAATCCTGGTTCCGCAACAGCCTTCAGACCGCGATACCGAACGCCGCAACTTCGTTTTGACGCAAACCGGGATGTCCTCCAGGGATATCAATATCCTGCTAGCAGCATCGGACAAGTTTCACGTTGACGGGCTCACTGACCAGAAAGAAATCGACCATATTTTAGACACCGTGCTCCAAGCGCGCGTCCATCTAACCATTGATGGCCTGAACAAGTTGGATCTGTTTGTAACGCGATCAAAGTCTCGTATGGGCGTTTTCACTTCCCCGGCTTCCGTCCATCATGCGAATAACGCGTGCAACTGCATCTTCAATTTTGTGGCCTCGGTGGTTCCGACCATCTCTTCAAACGGAACAATGATGTACACGCAATGGAACGTGACCGATAACTCCGGGTGCAATCATTCCGCCTATGTCACTACCGCGTTTTTGGACGGGCCGACCGGCGTTCAGGGAAGTTACCAGTCAACCGGGCTGAGCTCAGAGGCTCAAATCCCCATCAACGCAAATGATGACACCGGATATTTCGACGCGACGGTGAACACGTCGTTTTATTGCCCTTGCATCATGGGCTATGCGGACTTTGGGGATGGCTTCGATATTACGATCAGCTTTCACACCACCTATTACACAAACCCCGAATCGGTGCTTATGTATGGCGTTCAAATCGGTTGCAATTATGAGGACTTCGGCTGCAACCCAGGAACACAACCCGTCTGCACCAGCCCATTCGACTTTGTATGGGCTAAGAGTTGCCCGATTTACCTTCGCTCGACTTACCTCTGGGTTTGGCCGGCGACCGGGTATACTCCGGTTTGCTTCCCGATGGGCGGCTTCCCGGCCGGCGGTCCTGGTCCTTGTAACTAGCCCACAAGCAAGAAAAAGGGCGCGAACCCCTCGCAGAGAACGCGCCCACGCACCTAAGGATTAGATGAATTATCGCCCGAGAGGGCGGCTAATTGCAACCGATTCAGTTCTATCGACATTCGGTCGGTCTGCTCGCGCAGCGCTTTGATGTGCTGCTCCAGGAGGCCGATAGAGGGCCACATCGGCTCAGCCTGTCCTACCCGCTGCTTCAGCCACGCAATCACCCGGGCCACTTCCTGCTCAGTCAATAGCAACCCTCCTGGCCACGTTCGCGGCTTCCTTGTACCCGGACGCCTCGAGCATTGAGCAAATTCGCCTCAGCACAGCCTCACCGGTTTCCCGCCTGATCGCGTCCATGCGCTGCTGGAGCTTGTTCCGCACGGTGCGCCGATAGCCTTGTTCCCACTTGTTCCGACACGTCTTGCAATAGCCGGTTTGACCGTTCGCGCGTCGAGCCGTGCAGTCGGGGCAATTCATTAGTAAACAGATTTTAGCACTCAAACGTTAGGGACATCACAGACGCGCGTGCGAAATCTTGTAGTCGAATGTCTCTACGTGGCGGCTGGAAACTCCTCGCATTGCGCCTTCAGGAAGCTGCGGACGCCATGACCCACTCGGACGTGCGCCAGCGCTTGCACGACGCTGTGAAAGCGGCGCACCCGAACGACTGGCAGGCGGGTTATGTCGATCACACCGGCGACGGGAAGACCGGCGACTGCATGTATGAGACGAAAGACGGGCTGATGTCCTGCCCGTACTCAACGGAAAACGTGGGCGGCAAGATCGCTACCCAACTCGACACAGATAAGGCCAAGCCGAAGCACGCGATGGTGACGTACCACGACGTTGCTGCGGACGAGGACAATTACACCTCGATGGAAGCGGCAAAGCTCTACGAGCCTGGCGCTGGCCAGTTCATCGAGCGCTTCATTTCCAAGGGCGAGCGCGACAAGATGAGCCCGGAAGACTTCGCCGGCAAAGGGAAGTCGTTCCCGATCAACTCGCCGGAAGACGTGCAAGCTGCTTTTCATGCGATGGGACGGGCAGGGAGTGACAACCATTCCCCCAACACTCTGCGGAAAAACATCATCTCGATTGCGAAGCGGAAGGGCGCGGCATACGTCGCCAAGCTCCCGGACACAGCGAAAGAAGAGTGCAGCGCGTCGGGGAATATGAACTCGACGGGCGGCGCGATGGAAGCGGTTTCCATTGACATCACCGGCGACTGCATCCCGTTGAAGGAAGGTGCGGTAGGACAGGACGGCATCGGCTTACCTGAAGCTCATCACGCCGGGTTGGGGCTCGAGCGGTTACTACTCTCCCGAACTCCTGGAGCGTGACGGCGCGAAAGCGTTTCCGAAGGGCACCAAGAACTTCTGGAATCACCAGACCGACGCTGAAGAAGCGGCGCGGCCGGAAGGCGATCTGCGCGACCTGGCTTCGGTGCTGACGGAAGACGCGCATTGGAAGCCGAACGGACCCGCGGGGCCTGGCCTTTACGCGCGCGCCAAAGTGTTCGAGCAGTTCCGCCAGCCGGTTGACGACCTCGCCAAGCACATCGGCGTGAGCATCCGGGCGACGGGCAAAGCCAAAGAGGGCACAGCGGACGGGCGTAAGGGTCCGATCATCCAGGAACTCAACCGCGGCATCTCGGTTGACTACGTGACCACGCCGGGCGCTGGTGGACAGATTTTGCAGTTATTCGAGTCGGCGCGAAGCCGGCAAACCAACACAGGAGATGAAGTCGATATGAACGAAGCCGAAGCGCGGGAACTCCGGGAGAGCAATAAGGAACTCCTGGCAAAAGTCCGCAAGCTCACAGAGCGGGACGCTTTGCGCGAGGCCGGCAGCGTCATCGCCGGATTCTTCCAAGACGTGCTCGTGCCGGATGCCATTCAAACCCGCGTAACCAAGCGGCTGATGGAGCGCTCGCTGCCTCTTACCGAGGCGGGCGAACTCGACAAAGACAAAGTGAAGAAACTCTGGGAAGCGGAACTGAAAGAGGAAGTTGCTTTCGTCTCGCAAGTGACCGGGCGGCAGATCGTAACCGGCATGGGCACGGCAGCACCCGCGCAACTGACCGAAGCGCAGCGGGCCGAGATCGCGCTGAACGAAAAGGAAGAGTCCAAAGAGTTCGCTTCCATGTTCGGCTTCAGCAAGAACCACAAGGCGGCGCGAAAGATCATGCGCGAGGGCCGTGGGGCTTTCGACATCGACTACAACGCCGCGGAGCGCGGCAAGAACAACACTCTCGTAGGAATGGAGGCTTAATCACCGGGCAACTGACCGTCCTGTGAGAGAAAAACATGAGTACAAACAATTGCGATTATCGCGGTGAGTTTCTCACCCTTCCGGCTCCGGCCGCGGCTAACTCCGGGGTTGGTCCGGACGCCAATGACCCGCTGGTGATCGGGCGCGGCACTTCGCCCAGCTTCGGTTTGGCGGCAGTGGCGCAGACCAGTTACACGCAGCCTTCCGGCCTGGTTCCGACTGGCAACATTTCCTACGCTTTCATCGGCGTGTTCTTCCTCAGCGTGAACGCGAACAACGGCCAGCTATACCCCGGCGACCGCGTTTACGCGACGGGCGGCACCTATGACAGCGTGACCGGCGTTCTGTACGGCTTCACGTTGACCAACACGGCGACCAACGATTGCTATTACGGCAACGCGCTCGACGGCCTGGGCAGCGGTTTGACGGCAACGATTCGAGTGCGTTTGAAGGTTAGCGGTTAGTCCGCAGAAAGGCAGACGACAAAGGAAAAGACAATGAATATCGTTCAATTTTTGCGGAACTCGGAAACATCGAATGGCCGGAACGGGGCAACCTTTCCGGGACAGGCGATTGACCCGAACAACCCGAGCCAGATGGCTCAACTCATGGCGCGCGAGGGCACGCCGATTGGTTACGGCGCAACCGGCCTCAGCCGCACTCAGTATAAAGAGGGCGTGAAGCTGGCGGAGAACCTGCTCAAGCGCGTCTTCCGCGGCGACCGCTACGCGAAGGTGATGTTGCAGGAGGCATTGACCACATCGGACTTCGGCGTTCTGTTCGGCGACGTTATCGACCGCAGCGTGCTGGCGAACTACGCGGAGACGCCTTACTCTTGGTCCAGCTACTGCAAGCGCGCGACCATTCAGGACTTCCGGCTCGCGAAAATCTTCCGCATCGACCGCGGCTCGGCTGTGCTCGATGGACCGCTCATCCCCAACTCGTATGGAGCCACAGGCTCGGGCCCGACCGGCTTGGAGCAAGTCTCCGAGTACCCGATGCGGAAACGCCAAGCGACCGACTACACCGACCAGCTTTACAAGTTCGGTGCTCGGATGGACTTCGCGTGGGAGACGCTCATCAACGACGATCTCGACGCGCTGAAGGACACGCCGGCGCTGTTTGGACGCGCTGCACGCCGGACGGAAGAGGAACGCGCCACGAAGCTGTATTGCAGCAGCACCGGGCCGAATACCAGCTTCTTCAGCAACGCGAATAAGAACCTGCTGAACTCGACCAACCTGCCGCAGTTGAACAGCTACTTCGGGCTGAACAACAATCCGCCGTTGTCGCATTACCGCGCTGAACGCGGCGATGACGCTGATGGCGAATCAGGTGGACCTTGACGGAATGCCTATCAGCATCGAGGGCGTAACCCTCGTTGTGGCGCCGGGCAATAAGATCACCGGCCAAAACATTCTGAGCGCGACTCAGGTGTTCGCCAACGATCAGGGCGGCACGATCAGCACGCCGAACTCGAACAGCGCAACATCGACGCAGCGGCTCTTGGTCGAGAACTGGGCGAAGGGCATCTGCAAGCTGGCGGTGAACTACTTCCTGAACATCGTGATCCAGAACGGCACCGTGGGACAAACCGCATGGTTCCTGTTCGCCGATCCGAATCTGGGGCGTCCCGCGTTGCAGCAGTCGTTCCTGCGCGGCCACGAGATGCCGGAACTCTCGATGAAGCTGCCGAACTCGGTGAGCATCGGCGAGGGCCGCATCGGACCCGGACCCGGTTTGATGCCGGGCACCACGATGGCGAACCCGATGGAGGGCGACTTCGAGACGGATTCCATCGCTTACAAAATCCGCCACGTACTCGGCGGAACGTTGCTCGATCCAATTATGGCGGTGGCATCGACTGGACAAGGCTCGTAATCACAGGCCGGGTGAAAGGCTCACGGCGCGCCACTCGGGGTAAGAACTCGGGCGGCGCGCTTTTTCTTTGATATGGCGACCTACACTTACAACTTCGCTACCAACTTCAACGTGTCGGCGGTTCGTTTGATGATCGCGGATACGGGGAACTTGCTCGCCATCCAGTCGCCCGCTGGAACGTTCTTCATCTTTCAGGACCAGGAGATCAACGCGGCGCTCCAGATTGAGAGCAGCCAAGGTCTTTTCATCTCGGGACAAGCATCACCGACAGCACTTGGTAACTCGATTCCGGCCGTGCCGCAGATCTACAGCATCCGGCGCGCGGCGGCGCTGCTGCTGGACTCGCTCGCGGCAAACAAGGCGTACCTGGCGAGCGTGCTGCAACTGCTCGACGTGAAACTGTCCAGCGATAAGGCTTCGCAGGAACTTCGTGCGGAGGCTTCCCAGTTGCGAACCACGGAAGCGATGAGCGGCAATTTCGCCATTGCTGAGATTGTGAACAACCAATTCCAAGCGAGGGAGCGCGTCATTAAGCAGTGGCTGCGGCTCTACGGGTCATAACTATGTACCAGGGATTGGGAGCAAGTTTCGGAGGCGTTGTTCAGCAGGTGCTCAATACGGGCATCGCTTCAGCGACGTGCAATATCCAGATGCAGGATGGCACGTTCGGACCATCCGGCGCGCCGTCGCAGAACTACATTCCGGTTTCCGGTCTGCAAGGTCTGATCGTGATGAACGCTCCTAAGTCGGTGGGCGACCGCGTGGGCGCATCGAAGGAAAAGGCCGTTGAGCAGCAGACCAGTTTCGACCCGCGCCATGTGTGGCTGGCCGGCTTTTATCCGGAGATCGTGACGCAATACCAGGCGGTGATTACTGACCCGCTTGGCAACGCCACGACTTACGACATTTTGGGAGTTGAGGCTGATTCTCAGGCTTTGACCACGCGCATGGAAGTAAGGCTGGTGGGGATCTAGCATGACTGCCGAGGCTAAGCTCTACTATCTCGCGAAGCTGAACACGCAGTTGGTTGCGGACCTGACCAACACGGCGGGCGTGTTCCAGTACTTCGACACGCAGCTTGCGAAGGGCTACATACAGCCTCCGCTTGGCTCCGTGCTCCGCGTGCAGCGAATCTCGACGCAATGGGATTCCAACATGGGCGGCACAACGCCACTGACGCGGATTCGCTTTCAGTTCGATGTCTTGGACTACGACGTTCAGAACGGACGCTCGACGGTGAAGGACATCATCGCATGGCTCAACACGGTGGACCTGTGCAGTACGAATCAGTTCCAAGTGCCGACGCCAACGCCGGGGCCGCAAAGCCCCTGCTTCATTTTGAATCAACGCCAAACGATCAAGAGCCAGCTTGAGCCGTTGGTTTACGTGCAAAGCCTGGACGCCAGAATCGCAAATCGAGAGGACCAATAACCAATGAGCAACATCAACATCAACCTACCCTATGGCTCGGGCGAGCCGGGCGTTAACACAATCCTGCGGCTGGCGAATCTCGGCAGTCCGCAGATCTACAACCCGGTGGGCAACGTGGGAAACATCAAGTGGGGCCTGAAGAACAAGGGCGCGGACACCACGAACCAGGGCGTGAGCTTCACGCAGTCTATCCCGACCGTTACCGACGTCGGAACCTTCACGGCTGATCTGCACTTCATTCCGTCGAGCACCGGCAGCGACGGCGTTGCGGGCCTGGAAGGGCACGGCTTCGACTCCGGGCTTGGGCAAATCTTCACGCTGAAGCAGGTGCGGCCGTGGAGCGTCACGTTCCCCGATGGGTCGGGCGCGTACTTCATGGGCTACATCCTGGACTTCCCCATCGATGCGGCCATCGAGAAAGACTTGATGGTGAACATGACCATCCAGGTGAGCGGTGAGCCGATTTTCTTTTAATCGGGATAATCGCGCATGCTCAATAAAGAATGGCCGCTGATTCAGATCGGCGGCGCACAGTACCGCGTCAAGTTCTCGATTGCGTCCTCGTACAAGCTCTCGACGCTCGGCTTTCCTCCGGGCGTCATGGGCTCGATGATGACCGAGTTGCTGACCACCCACCGGCAACTCGAGCTTGACCTGAAGCTCGCCAGCGCGGGGCTGCAACGCAAGGCACCGATCAGCATCACGGGTGGTTCAAGCGGCTGGGAGACTGCGGACTTTACTCCTCAGTCGCTCGCGGATCTGCTGGACGATGACACGGCGAAGCTCACGGAGTTATCCGCTGCTGTGTGGACGGCAATAAAAAATCTTACGCCGGCGACGACAGAGACGAGCCCGACGACGCCGGCGAACGGGCTGCCGATGAACCAGACGGCGGGCCAGCCTACTGGCGACGGCTCTGGGCCTTCGGGACAAGCCCCTACGGTTTAGGTCTCGACGAACTCGCGTTCTGGGATCTGACGCTTTCCGAGTTTCGGGCGCTCAAGCGGGTGCGGAAGGATTGCTTTGATGAGAACCGAATCCAGATTGCCCAGCTTCGCGCCGACCTCCACAACATCCACTACAGGTCCGAGAAAACAGATAAGGTCTGGACGGCGGCTATGTTCATGCCGGGCTACCAGGAAACGGCAGCGGGAGCGGACTGGAAGCGTGACGCCGCAGCTACAAGGCTCATGGCGGAGGCAACGCGCAAGATGACACCGATAGAACGTCGGGCGATGGCGGAGACGGTCGGTATCTTCCAGGAGCGGCAACGGCGCGCGATGAAGGCCAGAGGCGCGGGCGCAGGGTCGGAAGCAATCAAGGCAATCATGGAGGGTTTGGATGGCTGATGAGTTAATAGGCGGGATTGGCGTAACGGTCACTGCGGACTATGCGCCGCTGATTACCCAACTCAACGCGGCGTCGAGTGCAGCCGAGGCGGGCGGCCAGGCTATCGCCGCGTCACTTACGCAGGGCATGGACGCGGGCAGCGAAGCAGCCGACAGGCTTGCGGCTGCTCTCGGTGGAGAATCTGCGGCGGCGGCTGCTTCAGTCGGTTCCAGCAGGGCTGCGGCAGCCGGATTTGAAGCGATGGCCGCAGGCGCCAAACATGGCGTAACGGAAATACAGGCACTCAGTGGCGGCATCCGAGTCCTGGAAGGGTCGCAGGGTATCCGGGCCGCAGAGCGCTTCCTGGCGTCCATTCCAGGCATCGGCGCGGCGTTCCAGGCGGCGTTCCCTCTGATTGGGCTCGCTGCAATCTCTGAGATGTTCAGCCGGATTGGAGAGGAGATCCATAAAGCCTTCGACCAGGCAATGAATGCGCCGCAGGTGATCCAATCCGCGTTCCGCAACCTTAACGAAACACTGCACGAGTCGAACGACGAACTCCAACTCACTAACGATAAGCTCCGCGACGATATAGCCAAGATCGAAGGGCACCCGTCGAACGGCCTGATGGTCGCATTGGATGAAGCGCGGGTTGCTGCCGACAAGCTGGAAATCTCGCTTCTGAAAGACCTCACGGCGAGTACGAAACTATTCGCGGACAACAAAGAGAACATGCTGGAAGCGCTGAACCTGCTTCCGGGTGGCGGCTCGGACTTCGCGCAGATCTCGCAAGAGGCTCAGAAGTTTCAGGGCCAGATTCAGCAAACCATCGACAAGTACAAGACCACGAGCGCAGCCGGGAACGGGCTGCAACTGCCGAAGATACCCGGCCTCGACAAGTTATCGGGCCAACTCCAGCAGCAAGAGAAGGCCAAAGAGTCCGTCGAACTTGCAAAGCAATACAGCGCGGAGATTGATAAGTTGTCCGACCGGCTCCAGGCCGCGCAGCGGCATTCCTCCGGACTCTACACATCGGAAGTCGCATCGCTCGAAGGATTGATCGATCTCTACAAAGAGCAGCGCGCGCAAATCGATCTCACCCAGCAGAAAACCGGGCTTGATAAGACAAAGGCCGGACTGCCGGACAAGGGCGCATACCGAAGGGCGGAGGAAGAACAGAAGAAGGCCGATGATGAAGCGCTGGCGATGCTGCAAGCGGATCACCAGATGACGCTCGCGGAAACGGCCTCTTTCTGGAAAGAGCGGCTCTCAGCCGAATCCGGCTACACCGACCGCGTGCGCGAGATCCACATCACCCTGGGGCACATTTACCAGCAATCCGACAAGGCCATCATGGAGGGTGCCAAAAAGGGTGACGAGATCCTAAAGGAGCAAGAGAACAAAGCAAAAGAGTTCGTGGCAAAGATGGCGGCGCTGGCGCATGAGGCCGACGACTTAGGCGAACGGCTGCACCAGGAAGATATCAAACGCGCAGAGGAAGTAGCGAAGGCCGGAGCACAGGCCGGCATGAACTCGCAAGATCAGCAGTTCGCGATGAAGAAACTCGAACTCGCGCGGCAGTATGGCGAGACGGAAGGGCACACGGCGGAAGACCAGATCGAGTATCAGACGAAGCTGCTGGCGCTGAATGAGGCAATATCGCAGGCAAAAATCGTTCGCGACCAAGCGGACGTGAAAGCGCTGGACCCACAGTCTCAGCAGGTAGCCTATGCCGAGGCGCTGCTGAAGTTGCAGCAGGACCAGAACGAAGCATTACAGCAGCAGTATGCCGGGGAAACGGCTATCGCGGGGCTGAAACAGCGCGACTCGATGCGCGGGCAACTCCAGCAGCAGACCTCTCCGCAAGCGCTTGCTGGACCACTCTCCGAAGCATTAGCGGAAGGGGTGATGAAGGGCGGCAAGGGTCTAGGGAAAGAAATCCGTCAGTCGCTTCAGGGGATCGGGAAGCAAATTCTCGGGACGGTGTTCGAGCACGCCATCACGTCGCTTATCGAGAAGATCGGTATTCAGTCCGCAATTGACGCTTTGCTGCACATCGGCACCGGCGTTCAGGTAGCGGCGCTCACGGCGAATAACATCGCACTGACGTCCAATGTAGCGTCAAACGTGGCATTGACCGCTGCTGTGACAGCCCTCACGACGGCGATGGACATAAACTCGATTCTCGGATTCGCTGACGGCGGCTCGCCTCCTGTGGGCGTGGTCTCAATGGTTGGCGAGCGCGGGCCGGAATTATTCATCCCGTCTGTGCCGGGGAAGATCGTAACGAACTCGGCGCTACGGAGTTCGCAAAGCGCCACTGCATTCGGCGGCGGCGGCGGTTCCGGCGGCGGCACAACGCACCAGACCTTCAATGTGATGACGAACTCGCCACGCCAGACGGCGCGGGAAATCTCGACCTATATCAAGAGCCAGACTCCTAAGTACGCGCCCTACTCGAATAACTAAGCCATGCCGACTTACACGCCTCAATACCCGAACCCGACGACCAACATACTCTCGCAGCCCTACGCCTCCAACGGCCAGTATGAATGGCAGATGTCGGGGCCGATCTTCTATCAAAATTACCTCTACATGGCGTGCGATGGTTCGGGACCGCAGCCGAACGGCGCGGGGCTGCTGAAGAGTTCGGACGGCAAACGGTGGATCGCGCAAGACGTCGCGGACGGGCCGCAGAATACCGGCAGCACGGCATGGTTTTTCGACGGCAACCACACAGTAACCGTCTGTTACTCGGATCTGAATAACACCGGCTCGACGACGGCGCATATCACGTTTCAGGACTTCGACTTATCTGCCGGCACCTGGGGCGCGGCTTACGGGGCGACCGGCAGCCCGACGCTCAGCAACGGCGTGCAGCTTATCGCGAGCATCTGGAAGCGGTCGGACGGGTCCATCGTCGTCGCGGTCAAATACACGTCCAGCACGTCGAAGCTGTCGGTGTACGTCTATGCTTCCGGCTCGTGGGGCTCCGCAATCGATATCGGGCAAAACACGAGCACCACGTTCAGCAACGCCTATATCAGCGCGTGCATGGATGGCGACGACGTTCTGTTCTTTCTCTCTGCCGCGCCGAAGCTATTCTTTCAGCGGTTCACTGCGGCGAACGGGGTGCCAAGCTCGGGAGCAAACAACTATTACCAGTTTCCCGGCCAGACCAGCTTCCCCTATGCGATGGACTCGACGCCTGGTGAAGTGGGCGGCTATCCAATCAAGACGGGCTCGCTGGTGATTCTGCCGGTCTCGATGACGCGGCAGGATATTTCTCCGGCTTCCTACATCCAAGTCCCAAGCCTCTACGTTTTGTCGGGCACGACGTGGACGCTGATCGGAAGCGCGACCGGCGTGGGGATTGACCCGAACGTTCAGACGCAGACCACCAACTCACCGTCGAGCATTCCCGGCTTCGCTTACGTCAACGGCACAACGCTCTATGTGATTTACTGCGGCTCATCTCCGCTGGGCGGCGCGGAGAACATCATCCGGCTTTGCACCTGCACGAATTTCACGAACTCCAACCCGAACCTCTGGGCCTGGACCTCGATACTCGCCAACACGCTCAGCGCGTGTGTTTACGCGAACGCAAGTGCTTTCTGTTCGTTCGGTTATCCCTGCTACGGGATCGCCAACGGCCTCAACATGATGACGGCGGATATCGCGCAGGACATTGTGGACGGCCAGAACTACGACGCGACGTTTTGGCTGGGCGGCATCTTCGCGCCGGCCGCATGGTTGCTGATCGACGAACCGCCGAACGGTCTGATTGACCGCTCGAATTACATCCTGTGGGGCGGGGCGCCGGAAGGACTGGGCGGTAGTTCTCAATGCAACTGGTCCACGGTGCTGCGGCAGCGCGGCCAGGCGAATATCCCGCTGTACGTTCCGGCTGGCGATAGCTACGTTCCGCAGGCCGCGAGCCCGAATCAGACCGGCTGGAAATGCTACCTGCAGGACGTGGAGCCGGACGGCTCTTACTCCATCGTGTTCGCCGGCACCATCGACACGATAGAGCTTTCATGGATCGGGCAGAACGGCGACCGCATGTACGCCATGACGGTGGTTTCGCTCGAGCAGGTGCTCGACGCCATCTTGGTCACGCTGCCGCAATACTACACCACCATGACGGCGGATCAGATCGTCGTTCAACTCTTTCTTCTGTTCCTGCAAAACACGCAAGTGAGCCTCGGCAACATCCAGACCGGCGCTATCACCATTGACCAGTTCCAGGCGAACAATTACGAGCGAGTCTCCGATGATGTCGATACGCTCGCGACGACCGCGCAGTACGTGTGGGGCGTCGATCCAACCACTTGCACGCTCTATTTCTGCGAGCCAACGAGCGTCTCCGCGCCGTTCACCGTGACGTCGGATTCGCAGGTGGGGCATGGTGGTATCGGCTGGGCCCAACTCGAGATCAAGTACGAACGGCACGACTACCGCAACCGGCAAATCATCAACGCCGGATTCGGCGCATTCACTGATTCAAATGAACTCTTTTTACGGGACGGGAGGCCAGACGGTCTTTGACTCTACTGCGGCCGGTCGATACAGTCACAAATGCGTGGATCACAGCCAACACGCAGAACTACGCGCACGGGCACATTCTCGGGGCAACCATCGCCAGGAGATACCATCTCAATCGGCTATGCAAATAGTTCCGGCAGTTCAGAGTACGCCTGGGCTGCGAACCAGGTGTACTTCGTGGGCAACGTCATCATTGACCCGGCGAACCATCTCCAGGCAGTAACTGGCACGTCGGGCGATAACAAATCCGGATCGACGGAACCGACATGGAACGATAACGGCGGCACAACGGTTGACCACAACGTCACATGGCAAGACAACGGCCTGAACCCGTTCGCCAACGGGAACGCGGGCACGTACACCTTCGTCGAGTACGAAGACCTGGACAACACGCAGTGGGGCCAAGTCGTGATCGGGACCGGCCAGACGGCGGCGGAAGCGCTGGAGCAGACGGTTCTCAATCTCATTTACGCGATCAACGAGCAGTTGCAGTTCAACGGGTTGGGGTCAACCGATGCAACGCTCGGGCCGTGTAAGGGTGTCAATTTCAGCTTGCCGACGTGGGAAAACCCGCTGGTGAATGCGTACCCGGTCAGTAACGGAGTCTTCAAGATTCTGAACAAGCTGGCGGGCAATAACTATACCGCCGTGCTCTCCGCATCGTGCGCGAACTTCTCGTGGGATAAGAACTCGACCTCAGGCGGCTCCAGCGGGTTCGGCTCAAGCTCACAGCACTACGGCTCAATCAGCGTCGGGATCGCTGGCCAGACCCTCGTCGGGCTCAGTTACACAAAAGGCTCCGCTATCTGTAATCTCGCAAGCCCGCTGAACTCCGGAAGTTCGCTCCAGCTTCAGTATCAGCGGTACGGCGGCGGTGTCGTGGAGGTCGAGAACACGTCACTGGTGGAATCTCGCGCGGTGAACGAAGACGGCTCTGGTAAGTACCAGATGGTCAGTTCCGCGGCGACCGCGGCCACGCAAGGGCAAGCGCTCCAGGAAGCGCAGCAGGCGCTCGCGGCGTTCGATGAGGTTCCGCAGTCGGTTCTATTCGTGACGAATACGAGCGGCCTCCGGTGCGGCCAGGTGGTCACGCTCGCGGTCACGCATCCCTCGGGCGCGGCTTCGGTGGTGAACGGCAACTGGTACGTGCAGGAGATCGAAGCCGAACTGGTTCCGCTGTATGGCGGGATGACGCTTGGGCAGGTTGCGGCCTCGGGCGATTACTCGCTCGCGCATTTCCAATACAAGGTCACTGTGATTGACGTGGCGCAGATTGGCAGCTTCTTGGATTTCTGGGAATCGCTCGGCGGCGGCTCTGGCGGCGCGCGGTGGTTCAGTATCCGGGCTCGGGGCCGGGAACGGCTCGGGGCTTCCGACGACGCAGGACAATGTGATCACGTTCGAGACTGACGGCTCGCTGAACGCGAACCAAAACGGTCTGAACCTCATCTCAGGCACCGGCATCACGCTCAGCAACTCCGGCATCGGAACCAGCATCAACCTGAGCGGCAGCGGCACAGGAACCGTCACCAGCGTGGCGCTAACGGCTCCCACGCAGTTCAGTGTCTCCGGAAGCCCTGTTACTACCACAGGGACCCTTGCGATAGCGTGGCAGGCCCAAACCGCGAACTACGTGCTGGCTGGGCCAACGTCGGGCAGCGCGGCGGCACCCACGTTCCGGGCTCTGGTTGCGGCAGACATCCCGACTCTGCCGGCTCCTGGCTATCCGTTCCACGACGAACCGCTGACGGACGGCATGAGCGACTTCATCTTCGCGGCGGGCGATTGCATCGTAGTGGTTGGCATCCCGAACTAAGATTTGGGAAAAGTACCGAATTTGTGAGAGGATTTGACACATGGCGACACTCGTAAGCGTGATTATGCGGGGGCTTCACTCCGCGCTTCCCTCGGCCGGAATCGCCGGGCGGCTCTATTTCTGCTCGGACTCCAGTGGCACGTATGAAGGGGCCATCTACTATGACGATGGCACGAATTGGGACGGGCCGTATGGTGGTTCTGGCGGGGGCGGTGGGGCTTCGTTCGAGGTAAACGGGACGCCTCTTTCCTCGGCCACAACGGTCAATTTCGAGAACGGGTCGAACATCACGATCACGAACCCAAGCGCGGGCAATGTCGAGATCGCGGCGTCGGGCGGCAGTGGTTCGCTTCCGCCGTTCCTCACCTTCACGACTCCGCCAACGTCTGGATGGACCTTTGACCAGGGATCGAACACGACGCCGAACGACATGAGCGCGGGCTATCCGTACCTGTACGGCCAGACGGGCGGGAACATCGCGATATGGTATTACCGCACGGCGCCCAGCACACCGTACACTATCACTGCCGCGTTCCTCTGGGACGGTTCGGGGTTTGATCCTGGCGCCGGAGGATCGAGCGGCCAGGGCGCAATAGGGCTCCTGTTTCGGGATAGCACAGGCAAGGGTGTCGATTTCCGGACGGGGCCTGCTGTGGCTGGCGATATCGGAGGACTGACCACCTATAAATGGAACTCCTCAAATTCGCCCAGCGGCGCGTACACGACGCAGAACAACACCCTGGGAGCGGGCCAACAGACATTCCGGGTAGTGTGGTTGCAGATCGGTGATGATGGAACGAACCTGACGTTTAGTTGGTCGGTGGACGGATATCATTTTCACCTGTTCGACACGCAGAGCCGCACCAACTGGCTATCGAGCGGGCCTACTGAGGTGGGGATCACGCTCCAGGTGTCGAGCGCGGCGGTGGCGTGCGCGTTGCTTTCATGGGCAGTCGGGGCCTAATATGGTACGCATGATTACCAAACGCGCTGCTCTGGCAGCAATCGCTTTGCCCTTGATTCTCTGTCTGAGCGCGTGCTCTGCAGACCAAATCACCACCACCCTCGAACTCGCGGTTGACGCCGCAATCGCCGCAACGCCGGCCATCGAAGCTGCGGCTCACGTGAGCCCGCAGATACAAGCCACGGTATCGGCTTACCTCACCACGGCGGAAACGTGCTTGACCGATGCCGACTCCGCGGTGAATGCGCCTGGCGCGACTCCGGCGAGCACTGCGGCTGCCATTGCCGGTTCGTGCGGGAACGCAGTGATTCAGACGCCGGGCTTCCCGCAAGGTACGCCAGTCCGCTATCGTCGCGGCACTCGGGGCCGTCGCCTCAGCTATCGCTACGTTCCTCCAGAATGTGCAAGGTACCGCCGTCGCGATGGCGGAGCATCCGCAGTTCGCGCGCTCGTTCGCTGATTCTCCGCAAGCCAAAATATCGAAGGCGAAAGCGGCCAAGATTCACAAGAAAATTCTGGAGTTAAAGGCGAAGCTGGCGAAAGCCAAATAGTACGCGCCTATTTGCGCGTCCCTGGGCGTTACGTTACACTGATGGGCGATGCCTGAAGCAAATCCAAAAGCGCTGCGTAACTCCGGGACGCGCATACACATGATGATCGATAGCGACCTCGCGGAAAAGCTGAAGCGGCGCGCAAAGCTGGAAGGCATCTCCATCACTGCGTTCCTCGTCGGGCTGGCACAAGAGAAGCTCGGCGGCGCGAAGGCCAAGAAGGCGGCGCGGCGCTCAGCGCGACTGCCGCACGTTGCCTAAAAAATAGTACCGCTTTCCCGTTGTTCCGTTGCGTAACGCATGATATGCTCTTTGTTGTAAGGAGCATCAAAACATGCAGGACAAAGACGACGCGCTTTTAATCCGCGTCAATCAAGTAAGTCCGAGCAGTGAAACCGTCGAAGTCGTCCGCAGTTTCAGCTACAAACTGAACATGGGCAACGACGAGCACGGCAGACCAACCTACGAATCAGCCGACTTCTTTTGCAGCCACAAGGCGCAGTGTGCGCTTGAGGACCGCGACGAAGTCGGGCGTGACCTCGATGCTTTCTGCATGGAGCAAGTCCTCGACAGTATCAAAGAGTTCAAAGCGCGCCGGGCCGCGAAACAAGCCCAAAGGAGAACAGCATGAGCATGACATGGATTACTGACGAACATAACAATAGAGCTTATATCGAGCGATGGGGCAATGAAGAAAAGGCGCGAGCAAGTCTCGCGACACTAGAGGGCTGCTCCGACTGCTCCGACTGCTCCGACTGCTCCGACTGCTCCGACTGCTCCGACTGCTCCGACTGCTCCCGCTGCTCCGCTGCTCCGGCTGCTCCGACTGCTCCGACTGCTCCGACTGCCTGCTCCTGCTGCTCCGACTGCTCCGGCTGCTCGACTGCTCCGGCTGCTCCGAATGCTCCGACTGCTCGGGCTGCTCCGACTGCTGGGGCTGCTCCGACTGCTCCGACTGCTCGGGCTGCTCGGACTGCTCCCGCTCCGACTGCTCCGACTGCTCCGCTGCTCCGACTGCTCCGACTGCTGGGGCTGCTCGGACAAAAGGAAATGACGGGCAACCGGGAATGCCTCCGGTCCCCGTAATCCCCGATATCCACGCAGAAGGTTTACGCGGCTGTTTCTCGTCCCAACGCGCTGGAAATGGCGACATGGCACACCTGCGGGACTGCACACTGTCGCGGTGGGTGGGTTGTGACGCTCGCTGGCGACGAAGGAAAGGCGCTGGAAGAGTGGTCCTCGACCGAGTTTGCTGCCATGCAAATCTACAAGGCCAGCGGCGCTCCGATCAATCCCGCGCGATTCTACGATTCGCATGAGGACGCGATGGAAGATATGCGGAAGCTCGCACAACAAGGAGAGAAATAATGGCACTTACCAAACGATCTGAAAGCAAGGTGGTTTACCTGGAGGTTAAGCATTACTGCCTCTGGCGCGGACTCAGGAAAGAAGTTCCCGGCTGCGATGTCGTGGAAGCGAACAACCCGGCCACTGGCGGGAAGGTGACGAAGTACGGGTATCGGTTCGACACCGTTACCGGGAACGCATCGAAGCTGTTCTGGTACGACACCGAACGTAAGTATTCCAAGCGGTTTTTCGGTTTCAAGCTCTCGCTCTAATCGACGGTGCGGACACCTTACATGCATCGATATGCCGTACACCAGGCAAGTTGCTTGCGCCGGTTCCTGCACGTGGCTCCTAACGTTGATTGGACAGTTCCACTCTCCATCACCGTATTCCGCGGCAAGAAAAAAGAGGGCGCTCGCGAAGGGCGCGGAGCCGACCGGCATCTGGTTCCACCAGCTTGGGGAAACGGTGAAGGCTTACTACACCCGCGAAGAACCGCATGGGATGCCGGAGGCGACGTTTGACGACGCGCTCCAGCAGTGGGACTTTCGGGCGCAGATGCGCTGGCTCGCAACGCAACTGAAGGAGCGGACCATCCCGGACATCGAAGCGGCCGCAACGCGGGCGCCAGAAGCGGATGCCGGCGAGTTCGCGGAGCCGGGGCAGGACTCCGGGCCCCAGGAACACGGCGATTGGACGCCAACGGACGATGACGTGCCCTTCTAGGGGAGGAAACGAACATGGAAAAACTAACAGGTGAAGCAAAGCAATTCTGGGAGCGGGCGTTCCTGGCGGCGCTCACAGGACAGGCGGCGTTTGCACGCTGACGGAAACAACGAACTGACGACTAGCGATGTTGATGCTCTGATCGCTGGAGAGACGGCGAATGCCGCGCTGGAAGCATGGCGGGAACGCTGCGAACCCGCGCCGGACTATGGGTGCATGAATATGGCTACGCTTTGCGACGAATGCGGTGGCCCGATACCAAAGCCGTGGCCAACGCTCACGCCGGAAGAACAGAAGCTGGCCGACGCGCTACCGGATGCACCGAGCAAATCGTAGCGACCGATCGCGATTTGCAACTTGATCTTGACACTGAAGAGCACAAGAAACGCTGGAGGGGTTCTAAAGGGTTTGCGCACGCGATATCCCTCAGTCAGACGTGCAAGAGTGGGCAAGCACGAGCAAGCACTGGCCTTCACGTCATAGCATCGGGATTCGATGCCATCGACTTCGAGCGCTTTGGCAGGAAGGCTCTGGGCTCAGACCTTGAAAGCCTGCGGTTTTCCGAAAGGTGACGAGTTGCCATGTCTGACTTTTCAAGCCAACGGATGCCCGCTGAACTCACCGAGCAGCCCGTCCGTCCCGAAGGATCGCTCTACCAAATAACCAGTGAACTTGTCGCACTGATGGCGGCGCGGGATTCCCTCGTCGAGGGGTTCCTAGATTCTCCACTTTTGGAGTCCGAAAAGGCCGAACTCCTGGCCGCGATGGACGCGCAAATCAAGGCGCATATCGCCGGGGAAGTCCGGAAGGTGGACGGCATCCGGGCGTATCTCCGGAACTGCGAGGCGCAGTTGCAGGCGGCGAAGAACGAGATTCTGCGGCTCACGCAATACCAGCGGGCCTGGGAGTCACGCTACGAGCGCGTCAAGGATTTCACATTGGCGGTCCTGCGCGAGTTCGTTCAGCCCGACTCCCAGGGCCGCGTGAAGCTGGAAGGCGCAACCGGCTCGCTGGCGATCCATGCGAACGGCGGCAAGCTGGCGCTGGAGATCACGCAACCGGAACTGGTGCCGGATGAGTACTGCCGGATGGTGGGATGGATCACCGCTCGAATGCTTGTGGATCACATCGTAATGTCGGAGCTTCGCTGAAAGGACTCAAGCTTCTAACGCGATTTCAAAGCTTGAGCGCGTGCCCAATAACGATGCATGATCCGCGCGGCGCTGGAATCCGACTGCGAAACGTGCGGTGGCCTGGGCGCGATTGCACTGCCTGGCTGCGCTCTGTGCCAGGGCGTGGACGAGGAAGTCGTGCGAGACTTGCAAAGGGAAGGGTGAGCACCCGGCGCCTTGTGCGGGGCGTGCGGCGGCGACGGCAAGACGAAAGTTCCCGGCGCTCGGTTTTTGCCTCGGGGAGAAAGGCTGGTGGTCAAGTGAAGGTCGAAAAGACACCACGAGCACGGACGAATAGCGAAAGCGTGAACTGGAGTGGCATATTTATCCAGTGTTGCAACTGGCGAGAAGCCGCGAAAGTGCGCGACCGTCTCAACCAAACGGCGGTGCTCGAACGGCGCGTTAAGGAGTTGGAGGGGGAATGAGAAAATCTGACGAACTTACGCAGGGCTGCATGGCAAAAGCACTGTCGGACGAAATGACTTTTGTGCTTCTGGCGCGGGACATGGTTGCTCCGTCTGTGATTAGAGAATGGGCGCGGCTTCGATGTCTCCACGGCCTGAACTCCGCGAGGGACGCGCAGATAACTGAAGCGTTGGAGTGCGCCGACAAGATGGAAGTTGAGTACTTCGGCGTGCGGGAAAGGCTCGTGAAGAAATGACAACCTGCCAAGACTGCGCCGCGAAGGACAAGCGCATCGCGGAACTAGAATCGATACGCGAGAAGTATCTAATGCTCTGCGCTGTCCATTCGACACCTACCGACTTCTGCATAAAGACGGCGTGCCGTGTGGGAGACGATGCGGTGTCCTTCCTGATGCAATGGGAAGAATACATCAAGAAGCCATTTTTAGAAAAGATCGCCCGGCTAACCGCCGAACTCCGGAATGCTTCGGCGGAGACAGCGTGCTGTATTAAATTTCTCGAAACTGAACTCTTTTGGGAAGACTTCCGCGCCGAGGGATTTATTGGCAAGGACGCAGTATCGGCATCGACGCGGAACTGTCAGTACTCTGCGTTGATACCACTGCT